GGCCTTGACGCTTAGCAACGTCATCTGTCGCTGACGTCAGTGCCCGATTTTGTTCACGCTGAGTAGCTGAGGATTGTTCCAGTGGCCGATTCCGGCGCCCTGAGGCAGCGCCGTTCCAAGGCGCATAAATCCGGCGATCACCGGCTCTGTGGTAGCCGGTGCTCTATGGCCCCGGATGCGCGGGCGGTCCTGAGCGTGCTGCCCGCGCTGGAGCCGGACGCTAGCTTTGACGCGGCGGCCGAGCTGAGGTCGCTGGCCGTGCGCCTGGCGGCCGTGCATGAGGGAGAGCCGGGTAACGCGCTGGTCGCGCGGGAGCTGCGGATGACGCTGCAGGCGCTGATGCCGAAGGGCGCGGGCGATGCGGATGCCGGTCTCACCGGGCTTTTCCGGGCCTTGCAAGCCTAGGTTCGCCACCCCGCGCAACCCGGAGCGCCGGAACCTGGCGGAGGGCATCGCGAGGACCGCGGTCGTCCTCGGCTTCGAGACGTCCCTGGGGCCCGGCCTGATGCCGTGGCAGCACGAGGCGAACCAGGTCGTCACGGAGCTGAACGAGTCCGGGCGGCTGGCTTACCGGCAGGCCGTGATCGAGGTGATGCGGCAGCAGGGCAAGAGCGTGGACGTGCTGTCGCTGATGATCGCGCGGGCGCTGCGGCGCCCTGACACGCAGGTGGTGTACGGGGCGCAGTCGGGCAAGGAGGCCCGTCACCGGCTGATCGACGTGTGGTGGCCGCGTATCCGCAAGTCGAGGCTGGCCCCGCTGATCGACCTGCGCAAGACGACAGGCAGTGAGGCGCTGCTGTTCGCGAACGGGTCGATGCTGGGCCTGATCAACGCGGAGGAGACGTCGGGTCACGGCGACAACCTGGACCTAGGCGTCATCGACGAGGCGTGGGCGCAGGTTGATGACCGGCTGGAGCAGGCGATGAGGCCCGCGATGATGACCCGTGACGCGCAGCTGCTGATCGTGTCGGCGGCGGGGAACGAGAAGAGCGCCTACTTCCAGCGCAAGGTGATGGAGGCCCGCGCCCGCATCGAGATGGGCCTGACCGGTGGCGGCTGCTACATCGGCTACAGCGCGCCGGATGACGCGGACCCGGGTGACCCGGCGACGTGGCGGGCGTGCATGCCCGCCCTGGGGATCACGGTGACGGAGGATGTCGTGGCGCAGGATTACGTCGACATGGACATGGCCGAGTTCCGCCGCGCCTACCTCTGCCAGTGGCCGGACGTAGCTAAGCCTGGCTGGGGCGTGATCGGCCAGGACGCGTGGTCGGCGGCTGCTGCGCAGGACGTCGCGTGACCGGCGAGTTCACGCTGGCGGCGGCGATCAGCGAGGACCGCCAGCTCGCCTCGGTGGCTGTGGCCCGCAAGGGCGGCAGCGGGAAGATCGTGGTCGACATCCGCTTCCACGACAGCCCCCGCCTGGTCGTCGCGTGGCTGTCCGGCGCGTACGCGTTCTCTGAGCCCGCCGCGCTGGTGGTGAACCCGAAGAGCCAGTCGGCGACGCTGATCGAGCCGCTGCGGGCGGCGGGGATCATCGCGACCGAGCCGACTGCAGAGGACGTGGCGGTGGCTCACGGCCAGTTCCTTGACCTGATCGCGGCCGGGGGCCTGGAGCACCTGAACCAGCGGGAGCTGACGGACGCGGTGCGGGCGGCGCAGCAGCGGCCGCTGTCGGGGGCCAAAGCGTGGGATCCGAAGGTTGCGGTGGATCAGGGGCCGCTGGTGGCGGCGACGCTGGCGGTGTGGCAGTTCGCCCGGCATGAGGAGCTGTCCTCCCCCGGCGCGTGGAACGTCTGACTCGCCGGGTGTCCGATTCGAACGGACGAGGGCCGCGCGCGAGTGCCCTTGCACCGGGGCGATCGATTACGGCCGCAGCCGACCCGGGAGAACCCTTTGTGGCCGCTCCGGGCAACCGCAGCGAGCCAGACTCAGCCAAGTTTAGGCAATGGAGGCCAGCATGCGCTTGTCGGTCGCCCTGCTGCTGCTCGCCCTGGCCGGGGTCCTCGGCGGCGGCGCGCTGATCGGCCTGCCCGCGCTGGGCGGCTGCCTGATCTTCGACTCGCTGTGCGTGGGCGCGTGGGCTTTGCTGCGCGATGACGGTTCGGCCGCGCAGCCGCTGGTGACGGGTATCGCGGACGGGATTCCCCCGGAGCTGCGGAAGGTCATTGACCGTGCGCGGGGAGCCGCCGCGTGAGGCCTCGCTGGCTCGGCTACGGGGTTATGTGGGCCGTGTTCTTTGGCGTTGGCGATGCGCTTACCGGCCAGCCCGTCCATGAGGCGATCCGCTATGGCATCGAGATCCTGACTGGCATCTTCATCGGCATTGCGGTGGCGAAGCGGTGAGGCTGGCTGACCGGCTGGGGCTGACCCGCCGCGCGGGCTACTGGGAGGGCGCGGCATCAGGCGCGGCCGTGCTGACGTCCAGCTACGGCTCCCCGGACCGTGAGCCGGTTTTGCCGCAGCTGGCCCAGTTCGCGCAGCAGGCGTACGGGTCCAGCAGCCCGGTGTTCGCAGCGTCGCTGGTGCGGATGGCGCTGTTCTCCGAGATCACGTTCCAGTGGCAGGCGAAGGACGACAAGCACCTGTTCGGGAACCAGGCGCTGGCGAAGCTTGAGACCCCGTTCGGGCCGGGCACGACGACGCAGATGCTGCTGTCCCGGATGGAGCAGGACGCGTTCCTCGCCGGGCAGGCCTACATCTGGGATGCTCCCGGTCAGGACCGGCTGGTGCGGCTGCGGCCGGACTGGACGACGATCGTCTCCGAGCTGGTGCAGGCGGCCGGCGGCGGCTGGTACCGGCGGAAGGTCGGCTACTGGACGGAGCCGCCCAAGTCGGTGACCGGGCAGGGCGACGGCCAGTTCTACCCGGCGGCCGAGGTGGTCCACTGGGCGCCGGTCCCGGACCCGTGCGCGGACTTCCGCGGCATGTCCCCTTTGACGCCGGTCGTCCGGGACATCCAGGGCGATGACGGGATGGGCCAGTACAAGGTCCGCTACCTGCAGAACAACGCCACCCCGAACATGATCATCCGGTACGCGCAGAAATTGCAGCCGGGCACGGTGGACTCCCTGCGAGAGCGGATGGCGGCCCGCTACGGCGGCCCGGACAGCGCCGGGAAGACGCTGATCCTGGACCAGGGCGCTGACCTGACCCTGGCGGGGAACTCGCTGGCGCAGATGGACTTCTCCAACGTGCAGTCCGCGGGCACGGAGCGGATCCTGGCGGCGTGCATGGTCCCGGCGGTCCTCGTCGGTCTGGAGCCGCTGCGGGGCGCGGGCCGCGGCTACCAGGAATCGATGCAGAAGCTGGCGAACATCTGGGCGCGCCCGACGTGGCGGTCGGCGTGCGGCGCTTTGGAGCAGCTGCTCGACGCCCCGGCGGGGAACCGGCTGTGGTTCGACACCTCGGATATCGCGGCGTTGCAGGACGGGGAGATGGAGCGGGGGCAGACGGTGCTGGTGAAGGCGCAGGCGGTGCTGGCGCTGAACCAGGCGCAGAAGTACGACCCGGCCTCGGTCATCACCGCCGTCGACTCGGGTGACCTGACGCAGCTGAAGCCGCTTCCGCCGGCGGCGCTGGCCCCGGCTGGCGGCGCGGCGGTGCAGCACCTGCTGCCGCAGGCGCAGCCGGGCGCGACCGCGACCCCGCTGCCAGCCTCGCTGCCCCGCCTGCCGGTGGGGTCGACGTCGCCGGGTGACGGCGGCAACGGCTCCCGGCCGACGCCCCGCCCGTCGTCGGCGCGGCGGGCACTGAACGGAGCCGGGCATGTCTGAGCGCATTAGGGCGACGCACCCGGATTGCTTCCGGAGTGGCGCGTGGGCGCGACTGGTCGGCACCACGTCACTGCCTGGATTCCCTGAGGGTGACCGGGATTGCTACCTAGTCGAGTTCCCGGATGGCGTCACGGATTTCTGGGCTATCAGCGCGGAGCACGGGTATGAGCTCGCCTAGCCCGGCCGAGTCGTGGGCGGTGGCGTGGGCTGGCGGGATGGCGGACCCGGCGGTGCGGTTCAACCCGAACCACGCGGCGGCGGGCAGCGCGAACGGCGGCCAGTTCGCCTCATCCGGCAGCGGCAGCGGGAGCGCCAAGGGCGGCAGCGCGTCCGCTCACCAGGCCCACGTCGCGCACGTCGCCCACGAGAAGCACGTTGCCGCGCTCGCGGCGGCTGCGCCCGCCACGGCGGCGCGCAAGAAGTCGCTGCTCAGCCAGGCGCACGCCGACCGCGAGAAAGCCGCCGAGCTGGAGAAAGAGCTCAAGGGCCTCGAGCAGCAGCAGGCGAAGGCCGCGCAGGCGGCCAAGCACGCCAAGGCGGTAGCCGCGCACGCGAAGGGCGGCGCGGTGCAGCACCACACCGCCGCGCACAAGGCCCACAGGAAGGCCACCGCGCACCACGCGTCACTGAAGTCCCGCATCGGCGGCCTGCGCGACCAGATCGCTGAGCTGACAGATAAGGCGAAGGCCCTCGAGGCGGAGGCGGCGAGGCTGTTATGGCGGGCGACAGCGGCATCCCGGGCCACTTCCCGCACCAGCTGGCCGACTGGTGGGAGCGCGGCGCGGGCGCGGCGAAGATCCGCTGGGGCGAGGGCGGCGACTTCATGCGCTGCGTGCGCCTGGCGGTCGGTGAGGCGCACATGGACCCGGAGCGGGCCAAGGGGTTCTGCGCCGAGCGCCACCACGCGGTCCTCGGCATCTACCCGGCCACGCACGCGGCGATGGAACACGGAAGGGCGGCAATGGCGGACAGCAAGCAGCCTTACGGCGACGTCACGTACGCCGACCCCGGCTACCAGGCCGACGGCAAGAAGCGCTACCCGCTCGACAGCGTCGAGCATTGCAAGGCCGCCTGGTCCTACATCAACCAGGCAGGAAACGCCGCCCAGTACACGGCGGAGCAGCTGTCAGCGATCAAGGGGCGCATCAAGTCCGCGCTGAGGAAGTACGGGGTGACCGTGTCCGAGGACCAGCCAGCCGAGTCAGGCCGCGCCGAGTCGCTGGCGCCATATTTCCGGTCGTTCCCGCTGGAGGACATCTCCATCCGGACCGGCGGCGACGGCCGCACCGTCGAGGCGTACGCCGCGGTGTTCAACACTCCCGCGCCGGTCCGCGACCAGGACGGCGAGTACATGGAGGAGCTTGACCCGGCCGTGTTCAACCGGGCGATCTCCGACGCGCGCCCGCAGGGCGGCCGGGCGAACTGGCGCGTCGGCGTGTTCTACAACCACGCCATGACCCTGTACGGCACCCCGTCCGAACGGCACTCGGTGCCGATCGGCAAGACCCTCGACATGAAGGCCGACTCCCGGGGCCTGTGGACGCTGACCCGCTATCACCGGGGCGAGCTCGCCGATGAGGTGCTGGAGGCCATCCGCGAAGGGTCGATCCCCGGGTACTCGTTCTCGGGGAACTTCCGCCGCAGCAACCCGCTGATCCCCAGGGGCGGCTTCCGCAAGGACTACCGCACCGGTGAGCTGCCCCGCGTGCGGCGGATGGAGTCAACGCTGGCCGAGTACGGGCCGACGCCGCGCCCGGTTTACGAGGGCGCGGCAGTCACCGGGATGCGCAGCGACATGCTGCTCGGCGCGATGATGAACGACCCCGAACTCGCAGCACGCATGATCAGCATGTTCCGCGACGGCGCTCCGCTGGACTCGCCGCCGCTGCCCGGCGCTCCCCGCCCAGGGGACTCGCCCGCCGAGGACTCGCACCTGGTGCGCTCCGGTCGGTCAGTGAAGGAGGAGCTGCAGGCCGCCAGGTCAGCGTTCCTCCAGAGGCACCGGAGGAACGAGTGACTGAGGTACTTGACCGGCCCGCGGGCACCGACGACGGCGACGCCAAGCGCGCCCGCCTCGCGGAGCTGCGCGGTTCTTACCGCAGCTTGCAGGACATGACCGCCCGGCAGCGGGCGATCGTCACCGAGCTCGCGGGCATCGACGCGATCACTGACCCGGGCGAGGACGACCTCGCCTGGCAGGGCACGCTGATCACCGAGCACGACGACCTCGACGAGCTGGCCGCGCCGCTGCGCAAGCGCGCCGCTGACCTGGCCCGCGTCCGCAAGGCCGCCGCCGACCCCGCCAACCTGGAGCCGCCCGCGTCCGTCCGCAGCGGGGGCGCCCCCGACCTGCAGACCCGCAACGTGGCCGGGGCTGACCCGTTCGCGGAGCTGGACAAGGTCCGCGCCGGGCTCGTTGACCCGCGCACGGTGCGCGGCTGGGCGCTGGACGCGATCGAGCAGGCCGCCCGCCGCGGCGACATGCAGTCGCAGTGGGCGGAAGAGGCGACGCTGAAGACCGAGAACCAGTTCATCGGCCAGTCCAACGTCGCCAAGCACATCCTGATGACCGGCTCCGACGATTACCTTCAGGCGTTCCGCGCCTACCTGCACGACCCGCAGGCGGAGGCCCACCGTGCCGCGCTGACCCTCACCCCGGGGTCCGCAGGTGGGTACCTCTTGCCGTTCGTGCTCGACCCATCGATCATACTCACGAACGCCGGGTCGGCTAACCCGTGGCGGCGGATCTCCCGCGTCGTGCAAACCACGTCCAACACGTGGAACGGCGTCAACTCCGCCGGCGTGAACGCGGCGTGGCTCGCTGAGGCGACGATCGTCACCGACGGCACCCCGACCCTCGGCAACGTGGTCGTGACCCCGGTCAAGGCCGCCGCGTGGGTGTACGGTTCGTACGAAGTTTTGGAAGATACGGATTTCGGGCAGCAATTGCCGGCACTACTAGCGGACGCGAAGGACCGCCTCGAGGAGGCCGCGTTCGCGACCGGTGGCGGCACCACCGTCCCCAACGGCGTCGTTGTCGGCGCCACCACCGTCTATACCGGCGCGACCACCCTCGTCTACGCGATCGGCGACGTCTACGGCACCCACGCGGCCCTGCCCGCGAGGTTCCGCAACAGCCCGAAGGTGGCGTGGGTGATGAACGTCGCCTACATCAACAAGACCAGGCAGCTTGACCCGGCCGGCGGCTCCTCGTTCTGGACCAATTTGGGCCAGGGCCAGCCGGAGACGCTGCTGGGCGCCCCGATCTACGAGTCGACGACGATGTCGTCGGCGACGGCGTCGGGCACCCTGGAGGCCATCTTCGGGGACTTCAACCAGTTCATCATCGCGGACCGTGTTGGGGTTAGTATGATTTATGATCCCTTGGTTCAGGGTACAGGTGGAATACTACCCAGCGGCCAGGCAGGATGGTTTATGTTCTGGAGGACAGGCTCCCAGCTGAGCACGGTGAACGCGTTCCGTGTCTTGAAGGGCGCTTAACTCCAGAAGCTGAAATGGGCATGACTGGCTCTTTCTAGTTGAGAACAGCTGTAGACTGTTCTCAACTAGGGAGGCCAGGATGCCAGACTGCTCTTACGAGGACTGCGGGCGGACCGCGCGAGACGGCAATACGGTCTGCAAGTTCCACCAGCACAGGGAATGGCTCGCCCGCCAGGGACCGTGCTCCGTGGACGGCTGTGAACGCCAGTCCAGTGCCGGCGGCCTGTGCCAGATGCATTACCAGCGCAAGCGCACTGGCGCTCCGAACTGGGATGCGCTGGCCCCGCAGCGCATGAAGCGTGGCGCTGAGTGCGCCGTGGACGGCTGCGAGCGCACGGTTCAGGCTCGTGGTTACTGCACGATGCACTATCAGCGCGTGGCCGTCCTAGGACATGCAGACCCTGGCCCGGCGCAAAGGGTGAAAGCCGAATCCGGCGCGGGCAGCAACGAGCGCGGGTACCACGTCATCACGGTCGGCGGACAGCGGTACTTCGAGCACCGGTACGTGATGGAGTGTCACCTCGGCCGGCCGCTTTGGCCGGATGAGGAGGTCCATCATCGCAACCGGATCCGGGATGACAACCGGATCGAGAACCTGGAGCTGTGGTGCACGCCGCAGCCGAGGGGCGGCCGGGTGGAAGACCTGGTGGCGTTCTACGTAGAGCGTTATCCCGACGTGGCCCGGCAGGTCCTGGCCCAGATGGAGGCATGACATGGCCGCGAGATACGCATTGCAGGACTTCTGGTACCTGACGGAGTTCGTGGAGGAGGGCGCGCTGCGTGACTCGGTGACGTCGCCGGTGGCGGTGGCGGTGCCGTCGCTGTTCGGGACGGTGGCGCCGGTGGCGGGCGGGTCGGCGCACATGACGGGCCGGCGGGCGCAGCACCTGGCGCAGCTGCCGGCCGGATCGCAACTGTAGGAGGGCGCTATGGCGTACCAGGCGATGGACAGCTTCGTGGCGGCGCTGGAGGACGGCAGCGAGGTCCGGGTGATGAAGGGCGAGATCCTCCCCGACAAGCATGAGCTGGTGCGGCGGGACCTGAAGGGGTCCGGGACGCTGTTCCGGAAGCTGGACCTGGAGGACGAGGAGCCGCCGGCGGGCCCGCGCCCGAAGGTGCAGGCGCCTCGCAGGCAGGCTTCCTGATGCCGCTGTCGCGTCCCGGTGACCGGGTGTGGGAGCAGGTGACCCCGGTGACGGTGGCGAGCTCGCCGGTGGTGACGGGCTGGATTGACACGACGGGGTTCACGACGCTGCTGCTGACGTACGTGTTCACGAACTCGACGGGGACGACGACGCCGACGATCGAGGGCAGCTTCGACGGGGCGACGCTGGACACGGACATGGCGTACGCGGCGCTGGCGGCGTCGCCGCAGATCACGACGGGCGTGTCGGTGACGGTGCTGACGCCGTTCGTGCGGTTCCGGATCGTGCAGGCGACCGCGGACGCGACCCGGACGAAGCTGTTCATCCAGGCGAGGGCGTAAATGGACATTCAGGCACCGTACGACCCGGGTGCCCCGGGGCCGATCGCGGCGGGCGGGGACGCGGACGCGGGCGGCCGTGACATCGTGGCCGGGACCGTGGACGGGGCGGTGGCGAACGCGCTGGCCCGGTTCCGGGAGCACGAGCAGGACACCTACGGGCAGGGCAGCACGATCGGTGACCTGCTGCCGCCGGTGGCGCCGGCGCCGTCCGGGCCGACGGCTCCGGGTGAGGCGGCCATCCATGACTTCGATTCCGACGGTTACTAGGAGGCTGTGATGAGCATGCCGGAGATTCCCCCGGCGACCCCGGAGGGGCGCCGGTCGTACCCGCGCGGGCAGGTGTCGTCGTTCGAGATCGAGGCGCCGCTGCCGGACGTGCAGTCGGCGTTCGACGCCGCGGTCGCGGAGGGCGGGGCCGGGTTCCTGTACCCGGTCTCGCCGCGGATCGAGGAGGCGCGGACGCTGCTGGAGTCGCCGCAGGGGTTCGGGCTGGGCGGGTTCAACATTGAGTCGGGTGCCTCGGCGGGGTGGCCGACGGACATGGAGCCGCCGCCGTACGAGACGCCGCTGCACCCCGGCCCGCACGGCGGGTGACCTGATAGCATCTCGATCGTCAGGCGACCAAACCGGGTCAGTACGGATGCGCATGGCACGGCTAGACAGTGCCTCCATTCCTAGATGGAGGCATGTCTCATGCAAGTCGTCGACACGCTGTTCCCGGATCTTCAGCCTCTCTACCGCACTCGCGTGTACTTCGGGCTTGGCGATAATGGCCAGCTCAAAATCGGCATCACGGGCCGCAAGAACGGCCGCCGTGGCGGTGAGATGCACTTCACCGAACTCTGCGCAGTCCCCGGTGACCGGTTCATCGAGCACCGTTACCACGCCGAGTACGCAGTCGAGCGGATCGGGCGCACGGAGTGGTTCTACCTGTCCGACAGGCTCCTGCTGGACGTGATCGTGATGTGCGTGCAGCAAGGTCGCGCCGGGTCGGTGGCGACGCTGAGGGAACTCGCGCTCAGCAGGCTGCGGCAGGCGGCAGCAGCGTGAGCCGCCCCAGGTTCCAGCGCCGGGAAGTCCAGCAGTGGTCTCCCCTCCTGCAGCCAGGAGAGTGCATATCGGAGCTAGTGGGACCGTCGCCGTGGGATGTCCAATACATACGGCATCAGGCGGCACTCCGCTACATCCGGGCGCCTAAAGAACTGCGGCCGTATTACCCCAAGGTCGATGAGTCAGTGCGCCGAGAACTCGGCCGCCTTCGCCATGAGGCCTACCTGAAGCGCACCGGAGGGAATCAGCAGATGGAGGCAGATGGCGTGGTCCTGATGTGGGATTGCTGCCACCAGGAAGCCGTGCTCGATGAGGTGCATTATGACCGCCACGGCGAGCTGAGGCCGGAAGACCGGGCGCGCATCGAGGGCATGAGCTATTACCACCGGTGCAGCGGTGCCTGACGCGGTCATCGGCTACGTCACGGGCGGCCTGAACCGCAACGAGTTCACCACGTCGCTGCTCGCCATGTGCATGGAGGGCAAGACGCGGATCCGGACGGTGATGGCCCGGACCTCGGGGCCGAACATCAGCGGGCCGAGGAACTTCATCTGCCGGGACTTCCTGGAGGACAACCTGGCGCCGTGGCTGTTCATGTGCGACACCGACATGTGGTTCCCGGCGGACACGATTGACCGGCTGATCGCGGCGGCGGACCCGGTTGAGCGGCCGGTGGTGGGGGCGCTGTGCTTCTCGCAGAACGCGGACGGCCCGGAGCCGTACTCGACGATGTACGAGTTGACGGAGAAGGACGGCCGCCCGGTGTTCGTGCGGTACGGGAAGTGGCCGGAGGACACGTGCATGCGGGTGTCGGCGACGGGCGCGGCGGCGCTGCTGATTCACCGCTCGGCGCTGGAGAAGGTCGCGGCGGACGGCGGCGACCAGGCGGCCCCGTGGTTCCGGGAAACCGCCGTCGGGCCTATGGCGCTGATGGGCGAGGACCTGACGTTCTGCCTGCGCTGCGCGGCGGCGGGGATCGCGATCCACGTGCACACGGGCGTTCCCGTGGGCCACATGAAGACGACGATGCTGATCTGAGGAGAGCGATGCACCCTTCGGCGATGGCTTTTGCCTGCTCGGCGCTGACGGCGCAGGACGTGGCGGGGAAGCGAGTAATCGAGGCGGGGGCGCTGGACGTGAACGGCTCAGTGCGGCCGTATGTCGAGGAACTCGGCTCCGCTTGGTACCACGGCACTGACATGCGACACGGGCCGCGCGTGGACGTCGCTTGCCGTGCCGAGGAATTGCCGGAGTATTTCAGTGCGGCTGACGTGGTGGTATCGACGGAGATGCTGGAGCACGCGGCGGACTGGCAGGCGGCGATGCGCGGCATGATCAGCGTCCTGGCCGAGGGCGGCGTCCTGGTGCTGACGACCCGCAGCGTGGGGTTCCCGCTGCACGGCTACCCGGAGGACCACTGGCGGTTCTCCGTGGAGGCGATGGGCGCGATCGTCAAGGCGGCCGGGCTGGACGTTGAGCGGCTGGAGCCGGACCCGGACCCGGCCAGCCCTGGGGTGTTCGTGAAGGCCCGCAAGCCGGCCGGCTGGTCGTGGCCGGACGTGGCTGAGGCGTGGGATCAGGCCGGCGTGACGGCGATGGCAGCATAGCGAGAGGCGGCAGGGATGCCCAACAGTGAGGTTTACACGGCCCGGAGCGGGATCGTGACGGTCAACGCGTCGACGGCGACGCCGCTGCACTCTGTGGTGGCGGCCGCGACGTTCCGGGCGTGGGCGGTCGGCGTGCGGGTGAACATCGTGGCGACGACGGCGGCGGCGGGCAACAACGTGCTGTTCCAGCTGGCCCGCCCCGGCAACTCCAGCGACGGCAGCACGGCGACCCCGATCCCGGTGCCGCACGATTTCAGCGCGCCGGCGTCGCTGCTGACGAACTTCACGGCGTGGACGACGGCACCCACCTTGGGCGTGGTGGTGTGGGAGCAGGAGCTGCCGTTCACCACCGGCAGCAGCTGGGAGGAGTTCCCGCCGACCGGGTATGAGTGGCAGATCCCGGCGATCGCGGACGCGTCGGCGAACAACGGGCTGCACATGTTCGTGACCTGCTCGGTGGCGAACTCGACGACGTTCACCTCTGACATCATCTGCTCCTACTAGGGGGCGGGCATGCCATCGACGGTCTGGTCGGGGCCTGTCCCGCCGCTGGGGATCGTCTCGGCGACCCCGGCCGTGGCGGCGGCGATCACCGACATCTCCCCGCAGCAGACGGTGATCTGGCCGGGCATGGTCCAGGCCGGCTCCCGGGTCCGGCTGTTCGCGTCGGGGAACATCATCACGTCGGCGGCGACGGCGACGGTGATCTGGGGGTTCTACATGAACGCCCAGGGCACGTCGCTGGCGACGACCCCGGCGATCCTGGCGGCGAGCGCGGCGACGACGGTGCCGAACACCGGGTCGGCGTCATGGCCGTGGCAGATGCTCTACTGGGGCGTCGTGCGGGTCCTGTCCAACCCGACGGGCACCGCCGCCACCATCGTGGGGCAGGGGCGGCTGACGCTGCCGACGAGCCTCACCGTATTCGCCGCCGACGTGCCCATCCCCATCACTGCCGCGCTGCGGACGGTGGCGCAGACGGCGACCGCCTTGAATACCAACACGCCGCAGACGGTCAGCGTGGCGGTCACCCCGAACGTGACCACTGCCCTGACGTCCATCACCTGCGATGAGCTGACCTGCGAGCTGCTCGGATAGGAGAGAACTCATGACTGTCGGTTTCCCGCAAGGGCTGAACGACCTGAACAGCCAGCTTGGCGGCGTGGCCGTGGGGGTGCGGGAGTCGCTCCGCAACGCGCAGCGGCTGCAGCTGCAGATCGCGGCGATCACGGACGCCACGTTCCTCGCGGCCCCATACGCGCTCGCCCAGGGTGACATCAACACGTTCCGGTCGGCGATCGGTGACCTCAACGACCTGGCCGGGGTGTTCCAGGGGTCGGCGTCGTCGCACCTGACCGGCACGTATGACTACCGGACGTTCTCAAAGCTGCTGTGGGGCTTCGTCTGACCTTTCCCCCTCCTGCGGCGTGAGGCGGTGACGCGGTGCCGTTCAGCATGCACGTCACCGCCACCTCCGGCGGCTCTGACCTCATCGGGATCCGCGTCGCCGTCAAGGTCCTCACCGGCGCCGCTGACCTGCAGAACGGCGCGACGGCGTCCCAGTCGTGCGATTTCACGGCGTCGGCGGCGCACCAGGCGACCCTGACCACGACGGTCACCGGGTCGCTGGTCTACGGGGCCATCGAGTCCCAGGGGTCGACGTCGCTGACCGCCCACGCGGGCACGACCCTCACCCAGTACCTCGACGCCACCGTTAACGAGCGGTTCGCCGACTGCGTCACCACGTCGGCGACCGGCACCCCCGGGTCGGTGACGGTAGGCGCGTCAGCGCCTACCACGACGGGCGGCGGCTGCGCCCTGGCGGAGATCCTCCCCGACGGGACGCTGGCGGAGGACCCGTCGGCCCCGGCGGTGGCGGTCAGCGAGTCGGCGACTACTGTCTCCACGGCTGACTTCACGCCGCCGGGCGGGTCGCTGCTGGTGGCGCTGGTCTCCGCCGTCGGCAACACCGGCGTCGAGACGATGGCCCTGTCCGGCGGCGGTGTCACGTGGGCGCCGCTGTCGGAGGCGAACGTCGCCAACGGCGGCTACGCCGGCGTGTGGATCGCGGTGGCGCCGACCCCCGGGCCGGGTGACCCGATCATCACCGCGACCCAGTCGGGGTCCAGCTCCCACGGCGGCATGGCGCTGCTGGTCAAGGTCCTGACCGGCGCGGTCGAGGCGGGCGGCACCAGCGGGGCGGGGAACTCGCTGACGGGCGCGGTCGCGCAGGCGTCGATCACCCCGACCGCTAACAACTCGCTGCCGGTGTTCGCGGTCAGCTACGACGGGTCAGCGGCCGGGTTCGGCGCGGCGGCGTCGAACAACACTTACTTCGACAACTCCGGGAACGCGACCGACTTCTGGTCCTACGCCCACGGCTCCTACACCGGCACGGTCACCTCCGGCACCCCCATCACGGTCGGGGCCGGGGTCGCGGCGGGCGGCCACTCGAACTGGGCCGTCCTGGAGCTCAAGCCGACCGGGGGCAGTACCCCGGCGGTGGACGCGTCGTCGCCGCCGCTGGTCACCTCCGACACGCTGCTGACCGTCTCGACGGTGAACTTCACGCCGCCGCTGGGCTCGGTGCTAGTCGCGATGGTCGTCGCCGGGGGGACGGCGTCGGGCACCGGCATCACGATGACGGTCTCGGGCGGCGGCCTGGCGTGGACGCAGCGGGTCGTCTCCAACGCCTCCGACAACTTCGAGCCAGCCTTCATCTGGACGGCGACGGTCACCGGCACGGGGGCGGCGGCGCCGGGGCTGCAGCCGCCGGAGCCGCCCCGCTACCTGCCCGGCAAGCGCCCGGGTGCCCCGTTCGCGGAGCCGTTCACCCCGTGGCCCCCGTGGGACCAGAGCGCCCTGGCGGCCGTGCCGCCCGTCGTCCCGGCCACCGCCGCCCCCGTGCAGCGGCCGTCGGTCGTCCCCCGGCTGCCCTCGCGCGCCAGGGTCGGCCCTGGTGGCCGCATCGGCGCCGGGATCGCTGGCGCCCAGCCCGCGGCCGCTGTCACCACGACGGCGCCGGAGCCGCGCCCGGCGTTCCCGCGCCTGGTCCCGTCACGCGCCCGCATCGGCCCGTCCGGGCGCAGCGGGGCCGGTGTCGCCTCGGCGGTAGTGACGCCGCTGGGGACGCCGTCCCTCCCGCGCCCGTTCGTCACCCGCGGCCGTGTCCCGTCCCGGGCGCGTGCCGGGAGCGGCGGCAGGCCCGGCGCGGGCATCGCCTCGGCGGTCGTCACCCCGCTGGGCGCTCCCGCGCGGCCGGCCCCGCTGGCGGCCCGCGGCCGTCCGGCGTCCCGTGCCCGGTGCGGCCCGGGAGGGTCGTGCGGCGCGGGCCTGGTCCCGGCCCCGGTCACCGCGGCGGCCGCCGCCGCACCGCGGCATCCTGTCCAGTTCCGTCCGGGATCGTCCGGCCGGGCGGTCACCGGCCCCCGGCGGGCCGGCGGCGGCATCGCGTCCGGCACCGTCACCCCGCGCGGCACTCCCGGCCCGGCGTGGCGGCCGCAGCCGCGCAGGCCCGGGCCGTCCCGTGCCGCGTGGCACGGGCAGGCGGGCCCGGCGGCGGTCGCCCCGGTCACCCCGCAGGCGTACCAGCATCCCCTGCCGCAGCCTCGCCGTCCTGGGCCGTCCCGTGCCGTCACCGGCCGGGGCCGCTGCGGTGCCGGGCAGGCGGGCGGGGCGAACGCGGCACCGGTCACGCAAGGCCAGCCGCGCCCGCTGCCCAGGCCCCGGCCGCCGCGCCGGGCAACCTGGCACGGCAACGCCGGGCCGCCCCCCGCGCCACCAGGCACACCGGCGCGGCGCCCCGGCCCGGTCATCACCGGGCGCCCCCGCTCCCGTGCCACCTGGCGGGGCAACGCGGGACCGCAGCCCCCGCCGGCGGTGCCGCCGCCGAAGTGCAAGCCGCTGGCGCCGCGCAGGCGCCAGCAGCGCGCCACGCTGCGCAGGGGCGCGGGGCTGGTCAACCTGCTGCCCCCGGCGTTCACCATCGGGTCGCTCACCGCCGCGACCGCCGGAACCGCCACCCTGGCAGGCGGAACGGCGGCCAGCATCTTGACCGCGGGCACGGCATCACCAGGAACCCTTACGACTACGACAGCGGTGACGGGAGGACCCAGTTGAGGTACCCGCAGGGCGCCCCGGTGCGCCTGTCCACGACTGTCCGGCAGCTGAACGTGGACGGCACGACCACGCTGGTCACGCCGACCACGCTGACGCTGCTGGTGAAGCTGGCGCAGGCCGACGGCACCTGGCTCACCACGGGCACGTACGCCTCGCCGGCAGCCGATGCCGTCGGCACCTACCACCAGGACGTCCCGGCCGTCGACCTCGCCGCCGCCGGGCATTACCAGTACACGTGGACGTCGACCGGCCCTGGGGCGGGGGTGGCGCCGGGCGACTTCGACGTGTTCGACCCGTTCGAGGTCCGCGTCATCTCGCTGCAGGACGCGAAGGACATGCTGAACATCCCGCAGTCGACGGTGACGTATGACGCGGAGCTCAGCGAGTGGATCGCGTCGATCGAGGCGGGGCTGGAGCGGTTCACCGGCGGCCCGGTCGTGAACCGCGTGGTTACCGCCGAGCGGGCGGAGATGATGTCCTACCAGACGGTCATCGCGGTGCGGCAGCGGCCCCTGGTGTCGGTCACGTCGATCATGGCGGCGTCTGGCTCGAACATCGACATCAGCGGCGGCCTGAAGCTGGACGCCAACGCGGGGCTGATCCGCAGGCCGCTGGGCCTGCCGTTCTACGGCCCGTTCTTCCAGTGGCTCCCTGAGGTGTACGTGACGTACGTCGCCGGGTGGGGGACGTCGGTCCCGCCGGCGTTCACCTCGTTCGCGCGGATCGTGCTCAAGAACCTGTGGGAGCCGCAGCGCGGCCCGGTCGCGATGCCGATGGGCGGCGCTGACACGGTGACGCCGCCGTGGCTGGGGTTCGCGATCCCGAACCGGGCACTGGAGCTGCTCAACGGCAGCCAGAACGGCGTCCCCTTCGCAGTGGAGGCATACGTATGACGACAGACCTCGCGGCCGAGCCGGTCGCGGTGTGGGACTGCGGCCAGCCTGAGTGGTGGCATGACCGGGAAGCCAAGACGGCATGGCTGAAGGCGCACGGGCTTCCCGCCTTGATGTACCGGGCCGAGTTCCATGACGACCCGCCGCGCGCCGTGATCTACTGCTACGCCCGGAACAGCGAGGGCCGCAGGCACTTCACTCACCCGCCCGGCGAGTGCACGCCAGAGGCGCACGGCCCGCAGTGCGTAGCGAGGGAAGAGCCGCGCACGGTCCTGCTATCAGAGCTGCCGCCGGCGGAGCTGCGCTAGGTGAGCGCCACCAGGTTCAATGACGCGGCGCTGGCGCTGGTCGCCGCCTACGCCGCCGCGCCGGGACTGTCCGGGGTTCCGGTGTACGACACCGTGCAGGCGGTGGGGTTCAGCGACCCCGACTTCGTGGTCATCGGGCATGACGGCTCCGTCGCCGCGAACGGGACGCTGAACGCTGACCCGGTCGGCGGCACGTGGACCCAGCAGGACGTCGCCGAGGGCATCCGGCAGGAATCCGGCTACGTCAACTGCCTGGTCATCAGCCAGTCCGGCGACGTGGCCGGGATGGCGGCCAGGCGGCAGCGGGCCAGTGACCTGCTGCAGGCAGCTGAGGACGCTATCACCGGGACGGCCGCCTACCCGGCGTCCGCGCCGGGGCTGATGTTCGACGGCACCGCCGACGGCCGGTGGATCCCCTGGCTGTCCCAGGGCGCCGCCGTCATCGTCGCCTACCGCGTCTACTACTCCACGGGATGGAACTGAATGCGCTGGCTGATCGTTCATCCCGGGCCGAACTTCTCCGTGGACGATGTCTTCCGGGGCTGGGCGGAGGCGCTGCGGGCGGCCGGCGAGCAGGTCATGGAGTACAACTTCGACGACAGGATGCTGTTCTTCGGCTCGGCGCTGATGCCAGACCCGGCGGCGGTCCCGGACGCGGACGGCCGGTCGCTGGCCCGCCAGGCGATGACCCAGGAGCAGGCGGTGGAGAACGCCGCCGACGGGCTGGCGGGCGCCTGCTACAAGTGGTGGCCCGACGTGGTGCTGTGCGTCAGCGCGTTCTTCATCCCGGAGTTCTACCTCCAGGTGATCCGCGCCCGCCGCCACAAGGTCGTGATGCTGTTCACCGAGGCGCCCTACCAGGACAGCGAGCACCTGGTCATGGCGCAGTACGCCGACGTGTGCCTGGTCAACGACCCGGTGAGCATCGGCCGCTACCGCGAGGTATGCCCCGTCACCGAGTACGCCCCGCACTCCTACCGGCCTGCCGTGCACTACCCGGCGCCGGCGGGGACGGTGCCGGACCTGGACCTGGCGTTCGTCGGGACGGGGTTCCCGTCGCGGATCGCGTTCTTCGAGGAGATGGGCCTGGACGGCCTGGACGTGGCGCTCGGCGGCCTCTGGCCGGGGCTGGCGGCCGGTTCGCCGCTGCGCCCGCACCTGCTGCCGGCGGCGGACGGCGGCGACGGGTGCATCGGCAACGCCGAGACGGCGGCCCTGTACCGGCGGTCAAGGACGGGCATCAACTTCTACCGCCGCGAGGCCGAGCCCGGCTGGGACGGCCAGGGCTGGGCGTGCGGGCCCCGGGAAATCGAGATGGCGGCGTGCGGGCTGTGGTTCGCCCGGGACCCGCGCGGCGAGTCCGGGGAGCTGTTCGGTTTCCTCCCGGAGTTCACCAGCCCCGGCGAGGCCGCCGACGCGATCAGGTGGGCGCTCGCGCACGACCGCGAGCGGGAGAAGGCGGCCGTGATGGCACGGGAGGCCATCGCGGACCGGACGTTCGGAAACGCGGCGAAGCGGCTGCTGACGCTGCTGGACAAGTGAGAGGCAGGGCGCATCGTGGCAAGGCACGCAGGCCGGAACGGCAGGATCTACCTCGGGGTGGCGAACAGCGCGGCGCTGGCGTCGCCGCTGCCATTCCAGGCGTCATGGAGCATCAACCAGGCGACCGACAAGGAAGAGGTCACCGCGTTCGGTGACACCAACAAGGTGTACGTCGCCGGGCTGCCTGACAGTAACGGCGACTTCGGCGGGTTCCTCGACGACGCCACCAGCCAGACGTTCATCGCGGCGATCGACGGGCAGCCGCGCAACTTCTATTTGTATCCCGACACCACGCTGTTCCCGAATAACTGGTACTGGTTCGGGACCGTCATCGCGGACGCGAGCTCGGACGGGTCGGTGGGCGGCCCGGTGAACTTCAAGTCGACCTGGTCGGCCGCGTCCGCGGTCCTGCGCTACACCCCGCTGGGCCTGAACACCTGATGACCACCGTCGGCGAGGTCGCGATCCAGCTGGGCGCGATCTCCGCGCGGCTGCGGGAGGCCGCTGACGGCGGCCTCGCCCGGCGGCTCAGCCAGGGCATCGGGAAGGCCGTGGAGCCGCTCGAGCGGGAGGTCCGCGACGGCCTGCGCCCGCGCATGCCCGACCGGTACGCGGACCTCATCAACGCCGAGCTGAAGGTCACCCGCCGCACTTTCCAGGATCCGGACGGCGCGCGGGTGACCGTGTTCGCGCAGGCCACCGGCGGCGGCAAGCGGAGGATCAGGCGCCTGGACGAGGGCATCTTGTGGCACCCGCTGTTCGGCCGGTTCCCGCGCGGCGACCCGCGTAACCGGTGGTTCGAGATGGGCGAGCCGCACGTGCGGCCCGGCTGGTGGTCCGACGCCACCGAGAAGGCCGCGCCCCGCGTGCGGCAGGAGATCGTGGACGCCCTGAACGACATCACGGAGAGGATCGTGCACGGTTGAAGGTAGTCATCAACGGGGAGACGTTCGACTACGACCAGGACCGGCGCCCCATGAGCGAGGCGCTGGCGATCGAGAAGGAGTGCGGCCGCCGGTACGCCGAATGGGAATCGGAGCTGTTCGGCGGCTCCGCCTGGGCGATGGCGGTGCTGGCGTGGCTGATCTGGCGGCGCGAGGGCCGCGAGGTGCCGCTGGCGGACATCCTCGATGGCACGGTGGACTTCGACTACATGGAGTACGAGGTGTCCATCCTGCGGGCATCAGCCGAGGCGAAGGCGGCGCGGGAAGCCGAGGCGAAGGCGGCGGCGGGAAACCCTACATCCGGGGCCGACCCGGCCCCGGATGGCACACCTACGACGCCGGCCGCTACGAAGCCCTCTTCTCGGAAGTCCTCCACATAAGGCCGTGGGAGATCCCGCTGCTGACGACTGACCAGTTCGACTCGCTGATCAATTACCTGCACGAGACCAACCGCGCCGGCAGCGGCTAGGCGTCCCGGGGCGCGTTCCCGTGCCAGGCGCGGATGAACCACACGGGTGCCCAGAGGCCGCCGGTGAAGACGGTGAGCAGCAGGTGCAGGATGTGCTGCCCGGAAGTGAGCGGCGTCCGCGCGGGCGACGGCGTCGCGGGTGGCGCTGATTCCCGGGCGCCTATCTTCTCATCGGCCCACCGCTGGTACGCGGCACGTGGGCTGGTCATGGCTTCTCTCCTTGCTGCTGGCGAATAATTGCCTGGCGCGCCGCCTCGCCGATCGCTACGCATTCCTCGCACGCGTATGCCCCGACAGGCACGTCCTTATAGCAGACATGGCAGATAGCGGGATGCCGCTCAAGTACCTTCTGCACCCCGTCGTGCCATTCGGCGGGGACGACGACGGCGACCGGCTTGCCGTACTTGGTCACGGTGACGTGGGCCTCGCCGTGCTCGACGGCTCCGAGGATGTCGCCGAAGTTCCGCCGCGCTTCGTTGGCACTGATCTCTTCATCGCTCACGCGTGCTCCCATTCCACTTCGCACGGGCAGCCGGGGATCAGGCACCCGTCGCCATCGCGCCAGTCATGCCACGCGCCCTTGTGCTCGGTCGCGTCATGGCCGCAATCACAGCCAGGAAACATCTGGACTGAGTCGTAATCGGCCCAGTCATCATCGCTCATTTTCCTGAGAATACTGCGAACCGCACAAAAAGCAAGGGAGGGTTCCGTTGACGAGCGAGACCCTCAAATTTGACGTCCTGACCACCGCTGACACGCGCGGCCTCAAGGACACCGCCCGTGACTCGACGCTGGCAAGCAAGGCCGTCAAGGAGCTCAGCGACAAGCTAGCGACCCAGAGCAAGACGGCGCAGGTATCGGCCGGGGCGACCCTGTCCATGGCGAAGGCCGATAAGATCCTCGCCGACGCCGAGGACGTGCTGAGCGTCAGCTCCGAGGAAGCCTCCCGGCAGCTGCGGCAGCAGGGCCGCGCCGCCGAGGAAGCCGCCATCAAGACCAGGCTCGCCGGGGAAGCGGCCAAGGGCGCGGGCGGCGGGTTCGGGCTGCTGGCCACCCCGATGGGCGCGGCGGTCGCCGCCGGGGTGGCGCTGGCGCCGGTGGCCGTGACGCTCGCCGCCGGGCTGGGCGGCCTCGGGCTGGCGGCGCTGTCGGCGTCCAAGGACACCAAGGCCATGGCGACGATCCTCGGCCCGCTGAAGTCCGAGCTCGCCCAGTTCGACGCGTCCCTGAAGCCGGAAGTGCTGCAGATCTTCGGCGACGGAGCCAGTATCGCCGGGCAGGCCCTCCATGACCTGCAGCCGGTCGCGGCGGCAACGGGAAAAGCCTTGCACGGAGTGCTCGGCGAGATCGGGGCCGAATTTCGCTCTGGCGAGTTCCAGCAATTTTTCACTTTCCTAGCTCGCACCGCCGGCCCCGACCTGCAGTTCCTCGGGAGCCTGTTCGTGAACCTGGCCGCCGACATCCCGCCGGTACTGGAGACGCTGCAGCCGGTCGCTACCGGGCTGCTGAAGATCACCGACGCGGTGGCGGCGCTCCCCGCCGCGCTCGACCAGGTGAAGGCGAAGACCGGGGCGAACCAGCCGGGGTTCTTCGGCGGCACGGGCCTGGACCGGATCCGGGAGTTCATCTCCTGGGGCGAGAAGCACATCCCGGCGGGCAACAAGTCCATCTCGGACCTGATCGGCCTGACCGGCCGGGCCGCGTCCGGCACGTCCGGGACGGCGACGGGCATCGCGTCCGTGGCGGCTGCCGCTGCCCTGGCCGCGCCGAAGGTCGGCACCCTGGCCGGTGACATCGCCATCCTTAGCACCACCACGAGCATGTCAACGCTGGCGCTGCAGGCGTACAGCGACCTGTGGAACCTGTTCGTGGGCAACACGGTGTCCGACCAGCAGGCGGTGCTGTCGGTGACGGCTGCGTTCGAGGCGTTCGACGCGGCGGTGAAGCAGGGCGGCCGCACGTCGACGGCGGCGCAGCAGGCGTTCCTGTCTATCTTCACCACGATCGGGTCCGGCCTGGACACGCTGCAGAAGAACGGCGCCAGCGTCTCCCAGGTGAACGATTTCTACCTGACCAGCATCAGCCGCCTCCGCGCCCTGCACGGGCTGACCCCGCAGCAGAAGGCCGACGTGCAGGGACTGACCAAGGACTACCAGGCGTGGGCGAACAGCGTCACGGGGCTGAGCGGCAACGTGGTCAAGGCGGCGGGTGACCTGCGTGGCTCCTTCCTATCGGCGATGGCCCTCACCCACCGGCTGGTGCCGACGGCGAAGCAGGACGCCGACAACTTCGCCGACGCGGTCCTGAAGACCGGCACGAACTCCCGCGCCACCAAGCACGACCGGGACGTCCTCATCGCCGACCTGGTCCACTCGGGGCTGTCAGCGGATGACGCCAAGGCGCGGGTCAAGGCCTTCCAGGACAACATCAACGCGCTGAAGGGCAAGACGGTCCCCGTGGACGTGACGGCGTCCGGCTCCGGCGGCATCGTGGTCACGGCCGGGCAGCTCGCAAGCAAGATCTTCAAGCTGTCCCACCTGGCGGCCGGCGCCCGGATACCGGGGTTCGGCGGCGGCGACGTCCACCCGGCGCTGCTGGAGGGCGGCGAGACGGTCGTTGACAAGCACACGTCCCGGCAGCTGGCCGGGGTGTTCAAGGCGGCCGGGGTGCCCGGCTACGCGGGCGGCGGCATCGCGGGCACGGTCCCGTTCGTCGCGGGGCAGGCGGCGGCTGACATCGGCGGGTGGGCCGGCAGCGACGTCTCCTCGCTGGTGAACTCGATGATCGCGGCGTTCAAGGCGACGACCGGGTTCCTCGGCGCGGGCAGCGGCAACTACGCGGCCGACATCACCACCGTGCTGCGGGCGATGGGCCTGCCACTGAGCCTGGTCGGCAACTGGATGTCCCAGATACAGACGGAGTCCGGCGGCAACCTGCGGGCGGTCAACCTGACCGACTCCAACGCTCAGGCGGGGCACCCGTCCGTCGGGCTGCTGCAGCTGATTCCGGCGACGTTCGCGGCCTACGCGGGCCCGTACCGGAACACGCCGCCGCTGGTCAACTACGGCGGCGGCCCGGTGTCCGAGGACCCGATGGCGCAGATCTACGCCGCGATCCACTACGCGGCCGCCAGGTACGGGGGCGCCGGGATGGCGTCGGTGATCGGGCACGGGCACGGCTATGACCGGGGCGGCTACCTGCCGACGGGCTGGTCGATGGCCTACAACGGCACCGGCCGCCCTGAGCCCGTCATCCCCGCCGGCGGCGGCGGCCAGGTGATCCGGCTGGAGATCAGCGGCGGCCAGTCGGAGTTCGACCAGTTCATGCTCCGGTGGATCAAGGGCCGCGTGCGGGTCCTCGGCGGCCGGGGCCCCGGCAACGTCCAGCTCGCGTTCGGGAACTAACGCATAGCGCATTCCTGGGGAGATTCAGTGTCAGGAAGAGATCCCGAGAAGTCTCGGCGATGGCGCGAAGCAAACCGTGAGAAGCTCCTGGCTTATAAACGGCAGGATTACCAGAACGGTCGCAGGTATGGACATAAGCGCCGCCGCAATCAGGCCGTTGCGAAACTCTGGCAAGAGCAGGGCGGCCGCTGCTACCTGTGCGGAGAAGCGCTGGAAAGTCCAGAGGCGGCGAATCTTGATCATGACCATAGATGCTGCCCTCTCCACTCATTCTGTGCATTCTGCGTCCGTGGCCTGTCGCATGAGAGCTGCAATCTCGCGATCGGTCACGCCGCTGACGATCCTGACCGCCTGGAGACGATCGCCCGCAATCTGCGGGCCAAGCTCGCCGAGATGGAGGGCCGGTTGGCCGGCAAGCCGCAGCAGATGGAACTGGGCGAAGAGGCTTCCTAGGAGGAAATCTTGGGCGTAACGGTCACGGTCCCCGCGGACACGAAGACCCCCGGTACCGCCGGGCACACGTCGGACCACAACGTGATCGTGGACGCGATCACGGCGCTGTCCACTTCCGTTAACGACACTGTCACCGAGTTCGGCGCGGGTGTGCTGCTGGACACCGCGACGCCGGGGACCCCCGCGTCGGGCAAGTGCGTCCTGTACTCCAGCGCCCAGGGCACCCCGACGGTGAAGTCAGACTCGGGCCTCGCGTCGCCGCTCCCGGCGGTGCAGACCGACGCCACCGTCTTCAGCCTGACCAACCCCCTCGCGTTCGCCGCGATATCCAAGGCGTGGACGATCCCGGCCGGTGACGCGAGCGCCGGCACCGTCTACTCCATCGAGATGAACATCAACGGGCTGTGGGAGGCGTCGGGCGCCTTCAACATCGGCTGGCAGCTCGACGCCACCAATACGAACTTCGTGCCCGTCGCCGCCGCCGCCTTCACCGCGGCGCACAACTACACCGGGGTATTCCGCTTCTACCTTCAGGTCCTGACCACCGGGGCGGGCGGCACGCACCAGGTGTACGCGGACGGCACCCTGTCCGACACCACCGCCGCCCGGCTGCCCGCTACCTCCCTGACGCTCAACGCGATCAACACCGGGTCGATCGACACCACCGTCTCGCACACGCTCGCGATCATCGCCGACTTCAGCGCCACCAACGCCTCCCAGACGGTCAAGAGCACCGGCAGCATCTTCAAGAGGCTCGGGAACTAGATGGCGTTCCCTGTCCCGGCGGTCGTCGTCAGCAAGAACAGCGCCGGGTCGGTCACCTCCACGGCGGGCACGTTCAGCTCCGCCGTCGCCGCCAGCACGCCGCTGACGGTCGGCATCTCGGTAAGCAGCGACACCCCGACTATCAGCTCCGTCGTCGACTCCAAGGGCAACGCGTACAGCCTGGTCGGGCACCAGGCCACCACCACGGGCCAGCCGGTATGGATCTACCGGACGTGGGTCACCACCCCGCTGACCACCTCCGACACGCTGACCGTGACGATCGGCTCGGGCGCGGTGATCAACTTCATCGGGGTGGCCGGCCCGGGGACGCTGTTCGTCCCGGCGCAGTTCACCGGCGGCAACGGCACGGTCGCCGCGGCGGCGTTCCAGCTGCCGGTCCCGGCGCTGCCGACGGCGGCGAACGGGTACGTGATCGCGTTCTCGGTGAACGCCTCCGCCGCGCCGACGTGGCTCACCCCGGGCCCGACGGTGCTGACCACGACCTCCGGGGGCGGCGGCCCGTTCTTCTCCTGCGCGTACGAGGACGCGGGCGACTTCCCCGCCACCCTGGAAATCGACATGTCGCCGAACTCGACCGCGTCGATGGCCGTCACCGCGCTCATGTCCGAGTACACCGACCTGTACGCCGACGTCTACTCCTCGCTGTACGGGCAGTTCTCCGGTACCCCGTGGCCCGGCACCCCCGGCGGCCTTGAGGTCCTGGTGGAGCTGCTGCTCAACGGCACCTGGACTGACATCACCGCCTACGCCTACCAGCGGGGCGGCGGCGGCATCACGATCACCCGGGGCCGCCCGGACGAGTCGTCCGGGCTGGTCACCGCCCAGTGCCAGCTGCAGCTCAACAACCGCGCCGGCACGTTCTCCTCCAAGAACACGGCCTCGCCGTTCTTCCCTTACATCGGCCGCAACACGCAGCTGCGCGTCAGCGTCCCGGTCTCCTACAACAGCACGGACGCCGGGATGGCGGTCGTGTTCTCCGGTGAGGTGCCGTCGTGGCCGCCGTCGTGGGACCTCTCGGAGAATGACGTGTGGGTCGCCGTCACCGCGTCCGGGATCAGCCGCCGCCTCAACCAGCAGGCTGCCATCGGCTCGGCGCTGAAGCGGTTCTACCTGCAGAAGTCCACGTCTGACCCGTTGTACCCGGTGGCGTACTGGCCGTGCGAGGACGGGTCCGGTGCCTCCGTGCTGGCCGAGGTGACCGGCAACCAGTCGGTGATCACGTTCACCGGCGCCCCGTCGCTGGCCTCTGACGGGTCCTTCGGCGGCTCCGACCCGGTCCCGGTGCTGAACAACTCCGCGTGGGCGTCCACGGTGGGGGCGTTCGGCGACCCGGGGTCGGCGACGTTCACCGTCCCCGGCACCCACACCTTCACGCCCCGGGCGGGGCTGTCGTCGGTGACGGCGGAGGCGTGGGGCGGCGGCGGCGGCGGCACCAACGGGTGGCAGGCCAACACCGGGAAGGACGCCGCCGGCGGCGGCGGCGAGTACGCGAAGGACCCTATCGCGGTCACCGGCGGCAATAGCTACACGGTGACCGTCGGCGCCGGGGGGGCGGGCGGCCCGCTGGCCCGCGCCGTCCGTGCCATCACGCCGTTCCTCGCGCCGGTGCAGCGGCAGGGCACCGACGGGACCACGTCCCGGTTCGTGGGCGACGCCGGCGCGCAGGTCGTCGCGCACGGCGGCCACGGCGGCTCCTTCACCGGGAGCCGCGCCGGCGCCGGCGGCTCCGGCAGCCTCAACGGCACCCACCGCAACGGCGGCACCGGCGGCAAGAACAGCGGCGCGCTCTTCGGCGGCTCCGGCGGCGGGTCCTCCGCGGGCACGGCGGCGGCCGGGAACAACGGCGGCAACGGCGGCGGCTCCAACACCGGGGCGGCCGGGGGCGCGGCGGTCACCGGCGGCGGGGCGGGCGGCAAGGGCGGCAACGGCGGCGCGTCCGTCGACCAGGGCGGCAACGCCGGGGCCCTCCCGGGCGGCGGCGGCGGGTCCGGCGGCATGAACGCCAATAACGGCGCCGGGCACTCCGGTGGCAACGGCGGCGCCGGGATGGTCAAGCTCACCTGGACGCCCCTGGCGGCCCCCTCCTACAACGTGCTGCGGTTCATCCTCCACGTCCCGTCCGGCGGCGACACGAACAGCTCGGTGGTGGCCCGGTTCACCACCGGCGGCACCGTCGCCAGGGTGGACCTCGTCTACACGACGGCGGCCTCCGGCACGCTGAACCTGCTGTGCTACAACAACGTCGGCGGCCTGCTGTCCACGTCAGCGGCGATCACCGGCGTCAACGGGATCCCCGAGTTCATCTCCATGGAACTGACCCCCGGCGCCGCGATCGGCTACCGCATGTCGGTGATGCCCGCCAACAGCCCGTCCACCGCCACCACGACGGCGGGCACCGCGTCCGCGTCGGGGACGATCGCCGCCGTCACGCAGGTGCTGGTCAACCCGGACGGCGCCCTGTCCGGAACGGCGGTCGGGCACCTGCTGCTGCAGTACGACTTTGAGTCCCTCGGCGCGCTGTCCGGCGCGGGGAACGCCGGCCTCGGCCCGGTCTCCGGCTGGAACCAGGAGAAGATCGGGCACCGGTTCGGGCGGCTGTGCACCGAGCAGGGCCTGCAGTACACGCTGATCGGCGACGTGGAGCACGGCGTCAGCACCAGCGCGCAGATGGGCCCGCAGCCGGACGGGAAGATCCTGGACGTCCTGCAGCAGCTGGAGGACCTGGATGGCGGCCTGCTGTGCGAGAGCCCCGCGCTGTTCGGCCTTGAGTACCGGGCCCGCGCCGACATGGTCGCGCAGCCCCCGGCGCTGATCGCCGACTACTCCCTGGCCCAGGTCTCGCCGCCATTCGCGCCCGTCGAGGACGACCAGCTGACCCGCAACATCGTCACCGTCTCCCGCGTCAACGGGTCGTCCGTGACCGTCCGGGACGTCACGTCGCCGATGTCGGCCCTTGACCCGCCGGACGGCGTCGGCGAGTACGCCTACAGCCTGACCGTGAACGCGTTCGCGGACTCCCAGCTGGCCGGGGTCGCCGCCCGGATCCTCACCCAGGGCACTGTCGATGAGTACCGGTACCCGCAGGTCAGCTTCCAGCTGGCGCGGCCGTCGGTGCGGGAGCTGATGGGGCAGCTGACCCAGCTCGGCGACGGCGACCGCATCCGGGTCCTGAACCCGCCCGGGTTCCTCGGCGTCGGCACGATCGACCTGCTGGCGCTCGGGTTCACGATGACGATCACCAGCGCCACGGTAGCGATCACCCTGAACTGCGTGCCCGAGTCACCCTTCGAGTCCTGATGACGCACCAAGAGACGAGCTCATTGAACCTCGCCACCGCCGGCGGCGTCTTCGCCATCATGGCCTCCGCCGTCGTCGTCCTCGGCGGCCTCGTCGCCGTCTGCCGGGCGCTGTGGAAGGTCGCCAACGACATCAGGGACGCGAAGAACGCGACCCTGGCCAACACTGAGGCCATCAACGAGCTGTCCCTCAAGATGGACGGGCGCATCACCTCCCTCGAGGCCCGCGTGCAGAGCCTTGAGCAGAGGCCGTGACCGACGAGCCGGGCGACACGCCGGGGCGCATCCCCCCGTGGTGGACCGACCCGACCAAGAACGTGGAGTCGCTGGTCGAGGCGGCGATGCAACGGCAGGACGACCTGCGCGAGATGGAGTCCGCGCACGTCCGGGAGCTGATGTCCCTGCGCGGCCTGCATTACCAGGAGCTGCGCCAGGCCGAGGCGGACCGCATCGACGCCATCCAGGCGCGCAGCGACCTGACGGTGCAGCGCGCCGCCGAGGTGCAGGCCACCCAGGCCAGCACCCTGGCCGCGCAGGTCACCGCGACCGCTGACGCGTTCCGCGCGCTGATGGGCGCCGAGCTCGCGCCGGTCAAGGCGTCGATCGAGGACCTGCGCCGCGCCCAGTACGAGGCGCAAGGCCAGAAGGCGCAGGTCGTGGAGACCCGGGATACGTCCCGCCTCAACCTCGGCGCCGTCGTCGGCGTCGCCGGCGTCCTGATCGCCCTGATCTCCCTGTACCTGTACGTGACGAAGAAGTGAGCGAATGAACAGAGCCTTTAACCCCGCCACGAACGCGACCGGCATCGGCGCGGCCATCGCGGCGCTGTACGCCGCCGCCGTGATGGGGTGGAACGCCGCCCACGGGAACGGCGTCATCGACCCGCAGGTCATCGTCGCCGCAGCCAGCGCCGCCGCGTTCCTCTACACCCGGTTCAAAGTGACCCCGGTCGCTGACCCCCGCGACGGCAACGGCGCCCCGCTCGCGCCAGCCCCGCCGCCTCCGGCGCCCGTGGCACCGCCCGCCAGCGGGGCGCGCCCGTGACGGTCGCCGTGCTGCCGGGTGACGTGCTGGTAACGCGGTCCGGCGGCCTCGCCGGGGCGGCGATCCGCCTCGGTGCGGCGCTGCGGAACCAGCCGAATCTCTCGAATCACGTCGCCGTCGTCCACCACGCTGACGCCAGCGGCACCCTGTGGTGCGTGGAGGGCAGGCCCGGCGGCGTCGGCTGGCGCGACGCGAAGGACTACCTCGCCTCCCCGTGGACGCTCACCAACGCCGCCCAGCCGAAGACCCCGGATCAGCGCAAGGCCGTCACCGACGGGGCGCGGGCCATCCTCGGCATGCCGTACGACTGGGCGTCCATCATCGGTGACGGCCTCGACGACCTGCACCTGTGGGACCCCGTCGGCGGCGTGGTCCGCGGCCACGCCGTGTGCTCCGCCGTCGCCGCGTTCCTCTACGACCGCGCCGGGCTGCCGCGCCCCGCAGGCGATGAGCGCCGCGTCCAGCCGGCCGCGTGGGACGCTTGGATACTCACCGAAGGGTGGAAGCCATGACAGGCGACCTTGAGGCACTTAAGGACGGCGTTTCGGCCCTCGCTCTCAGCGCCTGGCAGCACGGCGAAGTCTGTGACCTGGTCGACCGGGCCACCGCTGCCGCTGCCGGGCCGTTGAAGGCCGAGATCGCCAGCCTCCGCGCCGAGCGGGACGAGTATGCCGGGAAGTTCGCCAGCGCCATGGCGATGCTCCGCGACGTCCAAGCCGACCGGGATCACTACCGCGATGAGCGCGACGCTCTCCGCGAGCGCGCAGCCGCGTACCTCACTGAGCTGGGCGCGGCGCGGGCCGAGTTGGCGAAAGCAGAAGTCCCCCCTGAAAGGCGCAGGTCATGAACTTCCCTGGCTGGTGCGCGGTGGTCCTCACCCTCGCCGTCGTGGCGATCGCCGTCGTCACCGTCATCTCCTACGTCAACGGCTGAAAGGCACCGCATGACGATCTTCTGGCCGGATATCAGCGGCTACCAGGGGAACATCGACCTGAGCGGCACCGTCGCCGCGTGCGCGAAGGCGACCGAGGGCGGCAGCTACGCCAGCCCGTTCTACGCCGCGCAGAAGGCCGAGGTCGCCCGCGAAGGCGCGTTCTTCTTCGCCTACCACTTCCTGCACGCGGGCAACGCCCGCCAGCAGGCGCTGTGGTGCCGCAGCAAAACGGCGGGCGTCCCGCTCATGTTGGACTTCGAGCCGACCGGGTCCAGTGAGCCGAGGCTCCCCGACGCGGTCGCGTTCATCGCCGCCTACCGGGGCGCGGGCGGCGTGTGCAACCTCGTCTACCTGCCGCACTGGTACTGGCAGCAGATCGGCGCGCCGGACCTGAAGCCGCTGCGGGACCTCGGCATGCTCCTGGTCTCCTCCGCCTACCCGGGGAGCTACACCGGCGACCACGGATCCGGGTGGCAGCCCTACGGCGGCATGGACGTCACCATCTGGCAGTACACGTCCACGCAGGTGCTGCACGGGCAGAAGGTCGACTACAACGCCTACCGGGGCACCCTGGACCAGCTGGAGTCGCTGGTCCGCACCGGGAAGCTGCCCGGCACCGGCGGCCCGGTCATGCCGTCCTCGGTGCTGCACGTCGGGTCGCAGGGCGCGGACGTGACGCTACTGCAGGGCAAGCTGGCCGGCAGCCACCTCGAGGGCGTGCGCGGCATCACGGTCGACGGGGTGTTCGGCCAGCAGACCGAGACCGCCGTCCGGAACTTCCAGGCGCTGAAGGGCCTGGCGGTTGACGGCATCGTCGGCCCGCAGACCTGGGCGGCCGCCTGGGCGCTGTAGCCTGTAACCCGCCGCATCACACGAGACGCCCCCGACTCCGGTCGGGGGCGTTTTCGCGTTGCGCGGCCTAGGTTAGCGGGAATCCCGGCTTCCACTCGGCCGCCTGGTAGTCCGGGTGATCACTGAATCGCCACGCCCGCAACCTGATGACCTCTTCAAGCGCCTCGCAGTAGCCGAGCTTGTACTTGCCAGGCAGTAGCCCTTTGGCCAGCGCGTATTTTGCCAGCAGCCCGCGATCGGCCGCGATGTCCCGCAGGATGGGATCTCTCCATGACGACTGGTCCGTGCATGGCGGCCAGTGGTTGGCGTCGAGGCAGCCGCAGACCTCCGCCGGCTGCGCCTCGTCCAGCCGCGCCGAGTAGAACGCGATCAGCTCATCCATGCGCTCACCCTAACGGCGCTCATGGCACGATGGCCACCCCCGCGAGGCTGGCCACCCCGAGCGCCACGCGGCTCACCGCTAGACGCGGTTGAGGCCGTCGAAGTTGGCCATGCTCGGGCCCTCAGCCAGGACGATGTACGGCCACTCCTGGCCGTACGGCGCCCCGTGCTGGGATCCCTGCATCTGCGCGTTCATTGTGCCTTTGTCGCCGCCCATGATCGTTTCCTTTCGCCCGTGCTGCCCTGCACTGCGCAGGATAGCCACGCTCTCCCCGTTACTTCCCGCGCATCTCCCGCGCCCGCGCGGCGAGGGCGTCCATGACGTCCATCAGGTCGCTGAGCTCACGGTGGGGACCGGACTCGACGCGGTCCTCCGGCGCCGGGAGGGACCCGTGGTAGCGCAGCGGCCCCGCGTCGGAGGGCGACGTCCAGAACCGCGCCTCCGGGTACTTCTCCGCGAAGGCGTCCCGCCGCTGGGATGCCTCGGCGAGGCGGCTGAGGTAGTCCATGACGACGCGGAGGTCATGGGACTGGGCCAGTTCGCGGTTGCTCGCGTCGCGGGCGCGCCACAGCGGCGCCCGGACTGACTCGTCCAGGGTGATCACGCCGCCGGTCTCCTGCTCCCAGCTGACCCGCAGCGCCGTGTTGTCCCGCTGGCTGCCCGCGTGCACCGTCATGGCCTCTCCCCTTAAAGGGGCGCCCCCGGCCCGTGTGTGAATGAATTCCGGGGGCGCTGGGCGTCACTGTAGCCCAGTCTGCCGCAGCGCGCTACAGCGGAATATACTGACGGGGTGATTGTGCTGGTCAGAGAGCATTGCGCCATGGCAGACCATAGCGCGCCCCCGCCATGGCGGCGCATCGCCGAGCAGCTCCGGGCCGACATCACCAGCGGGAAGTACGCCCCCGGCCAGCGGCTACCCTCAGCCGTCACCCTGCACCAGGAGCACGGCGTCGCCGTCGTCACCGCGAGGAAGGCTCTGGCGCTGCTGGTGGACGACGGGCTGGCTGTCGTCGTCACCGGCATGGGCACCTACGTCTGGCCCGGCCCTCAGTAGCCCTTGCGGTGGAGCTACCACCCTGATACAGTGGAGCTACCACCAAGCGAGAGGGAACGAAAATGGCCATCATGAACCCGCAGGTCAGCGATTACGTCCAGTACAACGGCGACTTGCCGGAGGGCTGGGACCGCACAGGCCGCGTGCTCGCGGTCACTGATGACGCCAGCGGCGACAAGGTTGTCACGGTCCTGCTCGACTCCGGGCAGGAGCAGGACATCCTGGCCAGCGAGCTGGACCGGCCGGCCGACGCGGGTGTGGAGTATGACGTCCGCGATGCCTGACCGGCACCGGGAAAAGCCGCTCAGCCTACGCCTTGGGGCTGAGCGGCAGCCGGTAGAGGAAGCCGCCGAGCGGGACGGCGTCCCGGTGCGGCAGTGGATACTCGCCGCGATCCGCGAGCGGCTGGCGCGGCAGTCCCCGCAGTAGCGTCATCCACCGCAGCACGGCGGGGCGTGTGTGCTAGCATCACGCACGTGAGAGCAGTTCTTTACGCGAGGCAGAGCCTCGACAAGGCCGGCACTGGCCTCGCTGTCGCCCGCCAGCTCGCCGAGGACGAGCGGCTGTGCGAACTGCGCGGGTACGAGGTCGTCGCCCGCGAGTCCGACAACGACATGTCCGGCTACTCCGGCAAGGCCCGGCCAGGCTATGAGCGGGTCATCGCGCTGATGAGGTCTGGCGCCGTGGACGTCGTCGTCGTGTGGGCCGTCGACCGGCTGACCCGCAGGCTCGCCGACCTGATCGCGCTCATCGACCTGTGCGAGCAGACGGGGGTGAGGGTCGCCACCGTGTCCGGGGACCTGGACCTGTCCACCCCCTCCGGGAAGCTGGTGGCCCGCCTCCTCGGCTCCGTCGCCCAGGGCGAGGTGGAGACCAAGAGCGCCCGGCAGCAGCTCGCCGAGCGGCAGGCCGCGCAGGCCGGCAAGCCCCGGCTGGGGACGCCGCGGCCGTTCGGCTGGCAGCCTGACCGCGTCGCCCTGGACGAGGCGGAGGCCGCCGCGGTCGCCGACGCCTGCACGGTGCTGCTGTGCGGCGGCACCATCACCGGCGTGTGCCGCGACTGGGAGGCACGCGGGCTGCGGCCGCACCAGGCGCCGTTCGGGCCGCTGCGCGAGCACCCGTGGACCACCACCAGCGTCCGGGCGATCCTCCGCAACCCGCGCAACGCCGGCATCGCCGTGTACAAGGGGGCCGAGGTCGGCCGCGGCCAGTGGCAGGAGATCGTCGCCGAGCCGACGTGGCGGGCGGTGGCGGCGCTGCTCGCCGACCCGGGGCGCAAGCCGTCGCAGGGGGTGCGGTCGCTGCTCGGCCGGGTGGCGCTGTGCCGCTGCGGCACGTACGTGACCGGCAGCAGGGGCGCCAACGGGCAGCCGTCCTACCGCTGCCACATCCCGGCGCGCGCCGGCCGGGAGGGACCGCACGTGTTCACCAGCCGTGCCCCCGTTGACGCCTACGTGGAGGCCGCGACCGTCGCGTGGCTGGCCAGGCCGGGCAACGCGGAGCGGCTGGCCCCGGCGCGGGGTGACGGCGCGGGCCCGCTGCGCGAGGAGGCCGCCGCGATCCGGGCGCGGCTGGCGCGGCTCGGCCCGCTGTTCGCCGCCGGGTTGATCAGCGAGCAGGACATGACCGGCGGCCGGGCGGCCGGTGAGGCGCGGCTGGCGCAGATCGGGGCCCGGCTCGCTGAGATGGGCCGCGAGTCGGCGCTGGCGCCGTTCGCCGCCGGGCGCGACGTGCGGGAGACGTGGGCGGCGCTGCTGCCCGACCGGCGCCGCGCCGTCATCGCCGCCGTGTGGGAGGTCACCCTGCTGCCGTCCGGGCGCGGGAACCGGGTCTTCCGCACCGAGACAGTGCGGCTCATGCCGCGCGCCTGACCGTCGATTCAGCGAACATTAACCCCGCCGTGACCGAATGCGAAACAAATCCTCCGGTAACTATTGCCATTGCCTGAACCCAGCGTTAATGTCTCGTTACGCGCATTAACGCTGGCATCCCGCGCGCCGCAATTGCGTGCCGATCGCCGTGCACTCGGGGAGGGGTGCGGTTCCATGCGAGTCACCAGGCCGCTGTCTGTCATGCTCTACGCGCTGGGGTGGGCCGCCATCCCCGCGTGGCCCGCCGGGATCGCCTCGGCGCTGCTGTGGACCGCCCGCGCGGAGCTGGCGCTGCTGTCGGTGGCCGGCGCCGGGACGTCGGCGGCGCTGGCGCTGGCCCTGCAGCGCCGCGCCGAGGCCCGCGTCACCGCGCTGGCGGCGGAGTACGAGCGGATGGAGGGGCGGCTGTGCGACGCCCTGGCCGCCAGCCTGCACGGGGGCGCTAGGACGCCTGCCGGCCTTCGCCTGCTGCGCGGCGCCGCGCCTCCCGGCGCTCCAGCTCCGCGATGAGCTCATCCGCGTCATCCGGGTGGCGGCGGCGCAGGATCGCGGCCACCTCCGGGTCAACCAGCGGCTCAGGCTGCGGGTCGGGGCTGTACCCGGCGGCGGCTATCACCTCATCGGCCAGGCCCGGCTGCTCGGCGCGCAGCCGCCCGGCCAGGCGCGCGGCTGTGTCGTAAGTCGGCCGCTGCTCGCCGCTGGCCCACCGGCTTACCTGTGACTTATGGACCCCGGCGAGGGCGCCTATCCGCTCACGCGTGTACCCGGCGCCCTTAAGCGCGCCTATGGCCGCCGAGAGCCGTCGCGGGTTCCAGCTCCCTGATTGCATGTGCGCAACATTACATGCCGCGCGAGCGATTGCATAGAAGCAACTCGTCGGATTATGAGCATTTATTTGTCGCGTGCGCGCACTCACGGGGCATGTACCAGGAATGTTGCGCGCCCAAGGGGGTTGCGTGGTCGCACACAACGTGGCAGAGTGGGTTCATGCAATCGACCACCCCGCTCCTGCGCGGCCCGTTCGTCAGGCTGCGCATGGCCCGCTTCGACGCCCGCGCCGCCGAGCTCGGGCTGGTGACCGACGCGGCCAAGGCCGAGTTCATCGGCGTTGACAAGGCCACGCTCAGCCGCCTCGTCAACGGCGAGGCCAACCCCGGCGAGCGGTTCATCGCGGCGTGCATGGCAACGCTCGGCATCCCCTTCGAGGAGCTGTTCGAGGTCGTCCGGTGACCTGCGCCACCCTCGCCGAGGTCCAGGCCGCCGGGGAAGCCTACGGCGCCTCCATGCCGCCCCTGCCCGGCGAGCTGGCCGACTACGTCGCCGCGATCCTCGCCACCGCCCGCCGCGCCGCCGAGCCCGCAGCGGCCTAGAAATGACGCCGCCCCCGGCAAGGGGGGCGGAGTCGCCCGGCAGGAGAGAGCCGGGACGCTAACCAGGATAAGGAGAGATCCGGTGACATCACCACAAGCACCGCCGCAGCCGCAGCCGCTCATGCCGCTGCTCGTCAGCGCCAGGCCGGGCGCCAAGCCCCGCGAGATCATCATCGACGAGGCCGAGGGCGAGCGGCTGATGGCTGACATCGCCGCCCGGCTGGTGGCCATCCGCGCCGCCAAGGCCGCCTACGCGGACATCATCCCGCCGCCCCCGCCGGCGGAGGAGCCTGCGAAGGCGCCGGTGGAGCTGTGCGGCGTGTGGAGGACGGACACTGGCGCCACCTGCCACCTCCCCGCCGGGCACCCCGGCGACCACGAGCTCACCCCGCGCGGCGCCGACCCGCTGCCGCCGCTGGACGCCCTGCCGCCGATAGACGCCGCCTACTGCGGCCAGCGGTACTTCGATGGCGAGTCATGGCAGGAGTGCGCCGAGCCTCCGCATGAGGGCCTGCACGGCGACCAGGGACCGCAGCCGGACACCCGCGCCGATGACGAGCCGCAGGAGAACGACGGGCCGTGCATGGCGGACGGGTGCGGCCACTCCCCGGGCGCCCACGCGGGCGTGCGTGGTACCGGCGGCCTGCTGTTCTGCACCGTGTGCGCCTGCCGCCGCTACCTGTCCCCGCGCCCCGGCGCTGGTGCCCCTTGCGCATGGCACGGCGGCGAGGGCAAGTCCGGCGGACGGTGCCCCGAGTGCAGGCGCGAGGTCGGCGACCGCCGCGCGGATAACGCGATGGCCGGGGGCGAAGCGCACGTCGCCCCGGTGGCGTTCCTGCGCCACGACCAGCAGACCCTCGCCGGGGTCAAGCTCGGCGGCGCGTCATGAGCCTCACGCTGGAGGTGCGCGGTCAGGCTGACCGCACCGTTCACGTCGGCCCTTTCGCGATGACGCCGCTGATCGACGAGGGCTACTGGTCCTACCGAGTCATGCTCAGCGAGCGCCAGGCGGTCGTCGGCTTCCCGAAGTTCTCCACGATCGGCATCGGCTTCGCCGTCGAGGACGACTGGAACACTAACTTCCCGTACACCTGCGGCACCGAGGAGATCTTCGCCCACATCGCGCACAACAAGGACGATGACGCGATCAGCGATGACGACGTGCGCGAGGCCATCCGCATGATCCAGGAGCGCGCCACGGCCGACCGGAGCGCGTCATGAGCCGGGGCCGTCACGCCCGCGACGGGCAGCGCCGCGACGCCCTGCACGCATGGCTGCGCGGGCAGACTCCCAGCGGGCTACGCCACCCGGTCGCCAGCGTGCAGTACTGGTGGCGCTGGTGCCAGGAGACCGCCATCCGCCGCCGCTACCGCAAGGCGCTCAAAGTCCTGATGCGCCTGATGACCCCTGCCCCGGAGGTGCACCGGGAGCAGGAAGCCCGGCCCGTTGACCACCCGCTTGAGCCTGGCCTAGCTCGCGGCGTGGTCCGGGCCGGGGCTGACGCCCTGCCAGCCCCTGCCCCGCGCCATGCGGCTGGCGCGGGGCAGGCCCAGACTGCCGGCGCCACCCTGGCCGCCGCCGGCGACGCCTTGGATGAACTCGGCGGCCTGTTCCCCCCGACCCCGGCTGCGCTCTCCCCGCGGCAGCCGGACGCCGCCGACGCTGCACGCCCCCCGACAGCGGAAGCGGCACCGCTGCCCCGGCCCGAGCATCCAGCTTTCCCCGGGCCGGGGCAGCACTCCTTCAGCGGCCGCTCCCCGTGGACGCCCGTCCCGCCATGCCCTCCCGGCGACACCGTCACCTGGCACCGGCCCGACGGAACCCGCGTCGTCATCGGCTGGGGTCCCAAGGCGGAGATCCCCCGGCCGTACGCGCAGGCCAGGGTGACCGGCGCCCATGTCATCATCCCCGGCGAGGCGCCGCTGGTGAGCCGCCGGTACCGGGCGCACGAGGCACGGCGGGACAGGGCGGCGAACCAGTGAGGGCCGCCATGGCCGTCCCGCCTTGGGCGCGCGACGCCCGCGTCCGCTGCGGCATCCCCCTGCGGGCCATGGCCGTCGCGCTCGGCGTGTGCTTCTCCACCATCGCCAGGTGGGAGAACGGCCAGAACACCCCCACCGGGCCGCGCGGCGCCGCCTACCTGCGGGTCATCGCCGGGCTTGCCCGCCACCTCGAAGTCCCCGAGGAGCCACGATGACCGAGTCGATGCGCCGCGCCACCGTCATCGGCGACGCGCCCGGCAGCCGCGTCCGCGCCACCGGCCTCGGCTCCCCCCGCAACGGGCTGCCCCCCCTACGCGCCTACGCCCACCCCGGGTGGGTCAACGGCGTCCCCTCCGCCGCCGACAACCCCGAGGGCAGCGAAGAGCGCTCCGAGGCGGTCCGGCAGCGGCTACGCCAGCTCCGCGAGGACGCCCTGACCGCTGCGGGCACCTGCCCCGAGTGCACCTACCCCTTCGGCTCCTACGGCCACTTCAAGGCATGCGAGGACGGCTCATGAGCAACCCCGGCGGCTGCCCGCCCCACATCATGCTTGAAGTCTCACGCACCGAGGCGCCCAAGATGTGGATCGTCAACCTCCAGTGCGGCAAGTGCCCGCACACCGAGCAGCGGACGGAGCCGAAGTGAGCGCCTGGCAGCGGCACCGCTGGGACGGCGAGCCAGCCGCGTGCACCTGCACAGTCCTCATCGCCGACAACCTCGACGACACGCTCCACTGCCCGAAGAGGTGGCGCTGGGTCGCCAGGATCGCCAAGTGGGTGCACTCATGACCACCTACCTGGCCGGGCTGCGGCGCACCATCGGCAAGCATCATCCCCGCGCCTACTGCGACCGGTGCAGCTGGGCCGTCACCCAGGGACGCGGCCTGTCCGTGGAGCGCACCGGCGAACTGGCCCGCGAGCACGCCCGCGCCAAGGGCCACGTAACGCGCCTCATCGTGGCGCATGTCACCCAGTACGCCCCCGATGGCTCCGAGTGGGCAGCAGGGCGCGAGCGCCTCGACACGGCCACCGCCGAGCGCACCGGGAAGGCGGCACCGTGAGCGGCTACCACCTCGCCGTCGCCGCCGTGGTGTTCATCATCATCTGCGGCCTCGCCGGCCTCGCCGCCATCATCATCGGCGCCGCCATCGGCGAGGCCGCCCTCGACCGGCAGGCCGCCAGGCGCTCCCGGGCCAGCTGGGAGGAAACCGCCGACCACGTCAACCGCACCCGGCCGCTGGACCTCGGCGGGCTCGTCATCCACTCCGAGATGGAACGGTGCGCGTGGCGGGGCGACTGGGGAGCGGAGACCCGCGACGACCTCACCGAGGCCATCGACCCGGACCCGGGACTCGGCTGCCCCTGCTGCCCCGGCGCGCGAAGCAACGACTGCACGTGCAGGCGCCCGTGCGGGGACCCGTCATGCCAGGCCATCGACCCCGCTGAGGGCTGCACGTGGTGCGTAGTCATCGGCTGGGAGTGGCCGTGCACCTGCGACGGCGCGTGCGGCGACCCCGCGTGCGCCCCGGCGGTGCGCCATGGCTGAGCTGCCCGCCGACTGGACGCCGCCACCGCGTTCCATCCTCTACGTCGAGTACCTTGCCGCCGATAAGGGCGTCGTGGTCGGCTGCGACTGCGGCGCAGCGACGCACCTTGTCATCGAGGGCGCGGAGAAGCTGACCGCCCGCACGGAGATGTCGTTCACCTGCGCCTGCCTGTCGGTGCACTGGTTCACCGTCGGCCCGGCGGAGGCGGTGACGCCCGGTGGATGACCTGTGGACGGAGCCGGTCACCAAGCCCGGCATTTACCAGATGGACGAGGCCTACTACCACTCCGATGCCGTTCCGGAGGCGCTCGGCGGGTCGCTGTCCAGCAGCGGCGCCAAGCTGCTGCTCCCCCCGAACTGCCCGGCCATCTTCGACTACCAGCGCCGCCACGGCAAGCGCCCCTCCAAGGCGATGGAGCTGGGCACCGTCGTCCACGGCATGGTCCTCGGCACCGGCCAGCCCGTCGCGGTGCTCGACTACCCGAACTACAACACCAACGCGGCGAAGGACGCCCGCGACAAGGCCATCGCCGACGGCAAGGTGCCCATGCTCGCCGAGAAGTACGCGGAAGCCGAGGCCATCGCCCAGGCGGTGCGCGACCACCGCACCGCCGGGCCGCTGTTCGCCGAGGGGGATGCCGAGCAAAGCGGATTCTGGCGCGACCCCGAGTTCGGCGTGTGGCGGCGGTGCCGCTGGGACTGGCTCACCCCCTACCAGGAGGTAGCCGACCTCAAGACGTGCGCGTCCGCGTCGCCGCACGACGACATCCCCAAGGCCATGCACAACTTCGGCTACTACCTGCAGAACGCCTGGTACCGCGACGGCTTCACCGAGCTGTTCGGCGAGGAGCCGCGCGATTTCCTCAACGTCTTCGTGAGCACCGAGCCGCCCTACCTGATCACCATCGCCCGGCTCGACGACAAGGCCGTCAGCCTCGGCCGCCAGCGCTGCCGCGCCGCGCTGGAGAAGTACCGCGACTGCACCGAGGCCGGCGTGTGGCCCGCGTGGTCCGACGACATCACCGACATATCGCTCCCCTACTGGGCGGAGCGGCAGATAGAGAGCGAGATCCTCCATGAGTTCGACCACTGACGTAGCCGTCCGCGAAAGCGACGCGCCTGTACTGCGGCTGCCATCGCTGCCCTCCCTGCCCGACACCGACTCGTGGATCCGGGCGATGGCGTCCATCGCCAAGCTCGCCGACCAGATCTGCGACACCTCGTTCGTGCCCAAGGGGCTGCGCGGCGACGCCGCCGCCGTCACCGCTGCTATCCTCACCGGCCGCGAGCTTGACATGCCGCCCATGACCGCGCTGCGCCACATCCACGTCGTGGAGGGCACCCCCAGCCTCGACGCCGAGTACAAGCGGTCCCGCGTCCTGGCCGCCGGGCATGAGTTCCGCATCATCGAGTGGGACGACGAGCACTGCAAGGTCGCCGCCCGCCGCCGGGGTGACCGCGGCCAGCCGCTGGTCATGGAGTACAAGATCGCCGACGCCCGCCGCGCCGGGCTGGTCAAGGACCGGGGCAACTACATCACCCGGCCCAAGGTCATGCTGCTGGCCCGCATCACCACCCTGGTCTGCAACGCGATCTTCGCCGACGTCACCAACGGGCTGGCCACCGCCGAGCTACTGGAGGCCGGCGACGAGGACGCCATCGCCGACGCCATCGGCGCGGCCGTGGACGCGCCCCCACCGCCGCGGGTGACCGGCGAGGAGATCCGCAGCCGCCCCCGCCGGCGCGCCAACCCGGTCACCGGCGAGGTCATCCCGGACGCCACGCCGCAGGAGCCGGAGCCGGACGCTGACCCGCGTGACGCCGTCATCGCCGAGCTGGACCGCCTGAACGTCACCGGCCCCGACATCGCCGCCTACCTCACCCGCCTGGCCGGGAAGCCGCTCGCCTCCGTGGAGTCCCTGAACCGCATGCAAGCCGAGTGGTTCACCGGCCGCCTCGCGAAGCTGGGCAGCCGCGACGAGCTGGAGGCCGCCGCCGTCGCCGCCGAGGCCCGCCGGGAGCAGGACGCCGCAGCAGAGGCCGGAGACGTCGCGCCTGCCATGGAGGAGGTGCCCGGCGATGGCCAGTGAGCCCCGCGAGGTCCGCGGCTACTGCGGCCACCTGGTAGGCACGCTGACCGCCATCCTGGTCGAGGTCTGGTGCCACGAGTGCAGGCAGTACGTCGGCACCGAGTGGCGCGACGGCAAGCCCGTCATCACCTGGACGCGGCAATTCGAGCCGAAGCACGGCGGCACGCTCACAGTCGACGGCTGGTCGGACGGGGACGTCCGGCTGACCGTCGCCCAGGATGGCGACTTCACTCAGGCCGTCTTCAGCGCCGCGCAGTGGGACGTGCTCCGCGAGGCGCTCGACCGGGCCGCCATGCCGGGGCAGCCGGAGGCGGCGAGCCGTGCTGGTTAGCCTCACCGTCACCGCCCGCTGCCACGGCTGCGACTGGACCGCCGCCGGCAAGCCCGCCGACGTCGACAAGGCCGCGGGCAAGCACGTGCGGACCGGGCACCCGACCTCGGTCAAGGCCACCCCGTCACGAGAGGACCAGCCATGCGGCTGAGTGACCTGCGCACGCTGTGGGCCTGCACGTTCCGGGTGTTCGCCGCCGTGGCGACCGGCAACCGCGAGGCCCTCGACAACGTCATCGACGAGATCGTGGCGGCGCGCGAGCAGATCAACGCAAGGAGGAATGCCCGGTGAGCTCACAAGAGGCTGATGAGCTGCTCCGGCAGGCAGCCGACGCGCTCTGGAACTGCGCCAAGGCAGCGCTCACCGTCAAGCCGACGCTCAGCCAGCCGTACCCGGACGCGCCGGAGCTGACGCCGTACACGCGCTGGGTCGAGCGCCCGTCACGCGAAGCGCACGACCTCGCCATGGCCATCCGTAAGCACCTCAAGGCAAACACCCCGGCATCGAAGGAGCAACCATGACCGCAAGCGAGGCCAAGATCGGCGCGGCGCTGCCCAAGACGGAGCACGGCAACGGGCTGCACGCCATCGCCGCCAGCCTCATCGCCGAGCCGGAGGCCGTCCGGTACGCCGTCGTGCGGCTGGACACCGGCAAGGTCGAGACGAAGTACGAGATCGATGAGGAGGGCGAGCGGTACGAGGTGACCGTCCCGTCGGCGCGGATCCGCGCCATCGAGCCGCTGTCCGGTGCCGACGCTGAGCACGCGGCGCGGCTGATGGACGCCGCCCGCGCCGAGCGGATGGGCGAGCTGCCGTACTTCGCCACGGCTCGCGGCGTGCGCGGCAGTGTCAGCGGCGACTGAGTTGGCCCGTCCTAACTGGGAGTTCATCCGCATCGACGTGCTCATGCCGGATCACCCCAAGATCGAGGAGCTGTCCGACCGGTCGTTCCGGGCGCTCATCACCCTCTGGTGCTACTGCGGGCTGCACCGCAACGACGGCATCGTCACGGCCAAGCGGTGGCGCGAGCTGACGCCGAAGGTCCGCGCCGAGCTCGTGGACCACGGGCTCGCCAAGCCGATGGAACTGGGCGGCGCGGTGATGCACGACTTCGTCGGCGATGACGGCCACCAGCGGAGCCGCGACGAGATCGACGAGCTCGCCGAGCGGCGCAAGGACATCGCCACCAAGGCGGCGAACGCCCGGTGGGGCAAGGAGCGGCCTCCGTTATGCGCCATGCACATGCATCAAGCATGCATGACGCATGCACCAAGCATGCTCCGAGCATATGCATGAGCCGTGCCAAGGCAGTGGCAGTGGCAGTGGCAGTTAAAAGCCGGTGGTACAGGTGGCTTTAACCAGTACCGGTATAAGCGAATTCGCGATAAAGCCCAATTTGAATTCGACGGGAGGAAACCGTGATGGCATTCGACCACGTTAAGTGCTTCGGCTGCGGCGAATACGGCCACATCGAACGGGACTGCCCCGCCAACAGTTATGCCTCCGAACTCGGTGACGGCGACAAGCCGCCATGGTGCGGCGAATGCGACCGCTACAGCCGCCTGATTTACTTCATCGCCCCGTCCGGCATTCCGGACCGTCCCGGGACCGTAACCGCCCGCCGCTGCAAGGTGTGCAACCCGCAAGGCCACCTGCTGGCCGTCCAGTTCAAGCGCTGCAAGCAATGCAAGGCCGTCACTTACATCTGGGATACCGCGACGGAATGCGGCTCCCATCCGCCAACCGGAAAGCGCACCAACGAGCTGATCACCAAATGGGAAGCCATCCGGCAGGCGAAAGCCGAACGAGAGGCGCGCGACCGCGCCGAAAGGAAAACCGCATGAGCAAGTACGCCGGGCTGACGAAAGCCGATGGCACCGCGATACCCGACGGCGAGCCGTACTGGGTACTCCGGGCGAAGGACACGTTCACCATCCCCGTGCTGATGGCCTACCGCACGCTGGCGGATGTGACTGGCCTCCCCGGTGAGTTCCTGGCCGACATTGACGCCCACATGAAGCGGGTCGGCGAGTGGCAGGCGGAGCATGGCGTCAAGCTGCCGGACGGGCTGGCGGAGTCGTGAGCGACGTCTACCCGGAGACGCCACTCGGCTCACCGCCCGGCGATTCGCTGGCCCGCCGCGTCGGCGTCCCGTCACCGCTGCAGCCCGGCCCCGCGCCCGCCACGCCAGGGCAGCGCGCCTACGAGGCCCGGTGCGCCGCCACGGTCCTGCCCGCCGGCCACTGGCGATGGGCCTGGGGCAAGCTCGATGACGCGACCCGCGCAGCCGAGGAAGCCGGGGCGCAGGCCGCGATAGCCGCCGCCGAGCTGACCTGGGACGCCGATCTCAAGGCCGAGCGCGACGACGCCCGCGCGGCGTTCGCGAAGCTCGCCGCCCACTTCACCCAGGGGAAACAGTCCGGCTGGACGGCCAGGATCAGCGGGACCGTGCTGCGGCGGCTGTGCACCGCCGCCATGTGCGAGCCGCCGTCCGGGCTGCCAGCCGACCCGTTCCAGCCATCCCAACCGGAGGAACCATCGTGAGCAAGATCGAGGACGCGGCCCGCGCCGCCGCCGACGCCGCCATCGCGAGCGCCGGCGGCGCCCATGCCGCCCCGCCGCGCGTCAACGGCAGCGAGCCCCGGGCGGCGACGTTCGGCCAGTTCCTGCACCGCATGTTCACCACCCTCGCCCACTTCGCGGCCGACGGCGGCCCGGAAGCGGAGCGGATCGTCGCCGACCCGGAGTTCGACCAGGCGCTGGAGCTGCTGATGCGCGGCCACCGGGCAGGCGTCATCGCCGACATGATCGCGGTGATGGGCGACACGCTGCGCCACCGCCTCGACGCCGCCCCGCCTGCCAGCGGCCCGCAGCCGTCGTTCCTGCCCGCCCCGAACGGCGACGCCGGGCCGGTGACCCCGTGAGCTTCGATGCCATGACCGATGAGGAAAAGCTCGCCTGGGTGAAGGACCGCGCCCGTGCCGAGCCGTGGACGTCGGCGATCGCCTCCGTCGTCCAGGACATGGAGCTGATCGGCCATCCGCTCCCCATGCCGCTGCAGCAGCTTTTCATGGGCGAGGCCATCATCGGCCGTGAGCAGGGAGTCCGCCGGTTCATTGACGGGCTGGTGCTGCCTGCCGCGCGCACGGAGACCGCGCCGTGACCGCCGCCGTCACCAGGCGGGAGCTGGCGACGGCCGCGCACGCCGCCATGTCCGCCGTGCTGTTCGTCACCAGCCCCGACGTGTGGCCCGCGTTCGCCGCCTGGGCCGAGCAGGCCACCCCGGGCGTCACCTGGGATGAGGGCCACCGGCTGGCCATGGCCGGGAACGCCGCGGTGATGGCCAGGCTGGCGCGGCACGTCGACGGCGGTGACCGGTCGTGACCGGCTGGCGCAAGTCCCGCCGCAGCATGAACCACGGCGCGTGCGTGGAGGCGGGCAGCTTCCGCAAGGCGGCGGCCTCCCAGCACAACGGCGCCTGCGCCGAGGTGGGCCACGGCGCGGGCGTCGTCGCCGTCCGCGACAGCGCCGACCGGGGCGGCCTGGTGCTGGAGTTCCCCGCCGCCGCGTGGGCGGCGTTCACCGCGAGGCTGGGCGCGGCCCGGCCGGAAGAAGGCGCGTGATGGCAGCGAGCGACCCCGGTCCTAGCGGCGACCAGCCGCCAGCCTGGTGCGCATGCCCGATGACCTGCCCCCATTACGCGACTCGCGCCAAGGGCCGCTGTGATGCCCGCGACGGCACCAACGGCGGGATGGAGGCACCGTGATCTGCTGCGACACCTGCCCCTACTACCCCACCTGCGAGGAGATCGAGGACTTCGAGCGCGACGTCCTCCGCCTCCACGAGGAGTGGGGCGAGGAATACGGCGAGCCGGGCACCGCGCCGTGAGGGCCATCCTGCTGGGCGCGGCCGGGGCCCTGGCCGTCGCGGCGCTCACGGGGGCGCTGATGGTGGCGCTCGGGCTGGTGCCGTGAGAAGGCGCTCCGCCAAGGCCGGTGAGGCAGCTGTCCAGGCTGAGCCGCCGTCCGTCGAGCCGCTCGGCCGGGACCTGCGCGATCACCTGATCGGCGAGCTGACCGGCATGCCGTTCCCGGCGCGCCGCGATGCCTGCTGGGTGATGAACGCCGAATGGTGGGACGAGGTGGAAGCCATGGCCCGGGCCATGGGGGAGATGCCGCCGTCGTGGCCGCGAACGCTGCTCGGCAAGCCCGTGGACGTCCGCGAGGACGGCGGCGTCCCGCACCTGGAGGGACCATGACCGCCCCGGAGTGCGCCGCCGGCTGCCGCCGCCCGTCCCCGTCGGCGGTCATCTGCGGCACCTGCGCCGACGGCCTGTCCGCCGCCCTCGCCATGGCCGCCAGCATCGCCGGCGACCTCGACGACGCCATCGCCAGGCAGCTCCGCCACGGCGGCGGCGGACGGCGGTCGGGCGACGAGCAGCCGCTGCCCGTCGACCTGCGCGCGGCGGACGCGGCACGGGAGCTGCACGGCTGCCTGTCCGGATGGGTGCAGGTCATCGCCGAGACCGCACCGATGATGTCAACGCCCGACACCATCCGGTGGATGGCCGAATGGCTCCGGGCCCGCATGCGATGGATAGCCGCCCACGACGCAGCCGCCGACATCTGCCGCGAGGTCACCCGCGCCGTGAGCCGCGCCGCCATGGTGCTCGACGGGCCGCCGCCCCGCGAGTACGCCGGCCCCTGCCCCGCCTGCGGCAATGACGTCCTCGGCCAGCCCGGCGCCGCCATCGCCGCCTGCACCCGCTGCGGCCACAGCGTGGAGGTCGCCGCGCAGCAGGACGCCATGCGCGCCGCCATGGACGACATGCTGTTCACCGCCGGCGAGCTCGTCTCCATGGCCAAGGCGCTCGGCCAGCCCGTCAGCGAGTTCACCGTGCGCTCCTGGGTTCACCGTGACCAGCTGGTATCGAAGGGCACCCGGCCCCGCGACCACGGCGCGCCGTCAGCCACCTACAGGTTCGGCGACGTGCTGGTACTGATCGCCAGAAGCCACCGAGTGAGAGGATGACCAACCATGGACGCCATGACACCCGGCCGTATCGCGGCTGAGGCGCACGACCGCAGCCTGTTCGGCGACGAGACGCCGTTCCCGTGGGACAAGGCGGCCAGCCCTGCGGTAATTGCCTGGGAAGCCGCCGCCACAGCGGTCCTAGAGCAGTGCGCCATGGCGCTAATGCAGCAGGTGGCCGCCGTGCGCAGCGTCATCGCCCGCTATCAGGACGAGGAACTGAACGCGATGACCGCATGGGGCGAGATCGAAGAGATCTTCGCAGGTGACTAGAAGGGAAGGCCGCCATGCCTGAGACCGCACGCATCGCCTACGAGGCCTACGCCCGCTCAACCGGCGGCAAGAGCCTCGTGTCAGGCGACACGCTCCCCGGCTGGGATGACCTGCCCCAGCCCATTCAGTGGGCATGGGACGCAGCCGCCCAGGCCGTGATCCGCGCCGTGACCGACGAGCAGGCGTGACCGCCATGGATGACCTGGCCGCGTTCATCACCGCCCGGCTAGACGAGGACGAGGCCATGGCGAACGAGGTCCACAAGCCGCGCGACTGCGGCTGCGTTGACCGTGACGGTGAGTTCAGCCCCGATCCCGTCTGGTGCGGCTGCGACTACCCGGCCCGCGTCCTGCGCGAGGTAGCCGCCAAGCGCGCCATGGTCAAGGAGCATGGTCCGGCCCGGCCTGAGCAGCGGCGCTACGCCTGCGCCTCGAACTGCACCGACGACCGCAACATCATCCAGGCAGCGCCATGCACCACCATGCGCCTGCTCGCCGCCGTCTGGAGCGACCATGGCGACTACCGCGCCGAATGGGCACCCGGCGACCTGGGTTGACAAGATCGTCAATGCACCGCAGTATGTGGATATCTTCGCAGGAGTGGCCCCAGGTGACAGCCGGGGCCATCGTCATGTCTGGGGTGAGCGGCCATGGGCGGTGACTGAGCCATGACGCTGCCAGAGCTGGCCGTCCGCCCCGGCTGGAGCCGACCCGATGACCTGCCGCAAGGCGATTGCGTGGTGACGCGGCTAGACGATGGCCGCCTGCGCGTTGACCATGCTGACCCCCGCGTCCTGATCAGCGCCGAGCTGCTGGACGCCATCATCGACGGGACTGGCGACGACGCCAGCCCGCATGTCCGCGTTGACCTGACGGGATGCGTGACCTACGACGGCGCGACCATGAAGATCGCCGCCGTCAACCGCACGGTCATCTACCGCATCGTCACCTACGTGCCATCAGTGCACGGCTACATCGCCGAGTGGCCCGACTGACCATGGCCCGCTGGTACGGCAAGACCACCGAACGCGGGTACGGCGCAGCGCACGTTGCCCTGCGCAACCGGCTGCTCGCCGCGTGGAAGCCAGGCCAGCCATGCGCCAGGTGCGGCTTCCCGATGTGGCAGCGATGGACCATCGACGCCAGCGGCAAGCGCGTCAGCGCCATCGACCTCGGCCACAACGACCAGCGCACCGGCTACACCGGGCTAGAGCACAGGACGTGCAACCGCCGCGACGGGCAGGCCAAGACCACCGCGATCAACCGGGCGCGCGGACGCCAGCTCACGCCAGCGCAGCTAGCGGCGATACGGTGGAAGCAGTGGCAGCAGGCGGCACGGCGGTGATCTGCCACCCGTGCGGCGACGGCGATCACGGTGGCTGCCCGGAGATAGCGCGCCAGCATGACGCGACGCTGCCGCTCGTCATCCTCGCCGCCTCCTCCCGCTGCGACTGCCAGCACCAGCCGCGCGCGGACAGTGACGGTACTGGCGAGTAGATGGCAGGCGAACGGATGGCAGCCATCCGCAGCGGTCACCCCCAGTAACCGCCCTGGAGGGCCTGGCACTCCGACCGGTCACTGATGACCATCCGCACCATCCAGGGTGGTCACGTTTGCGCAGGTCAGGGGCACGTATCGAATCGCGTTCGAGATTCGAACACTCGTCCGAC